GAGTTAATTATCTGAATAATAGATATTTAAAGAGGTTATTATAAATACATTATATTATAGAGTTAATTATCTGAATAATAGATATTTAAAGAGGTTATTATAAATACATTATATTATAGAGTTAATTATCTGAATAATAGATATTTAAAGAGGTTATTATAAATACATTATATTATAGAGTTAATTATCTGAATAATAGATATTTAAAGAGGTTATTATAAATACATTATATTATAGAGTTAATTGTAAATCAACTAAATATATTTAAAATTTAACTATTAATAATATAAAGAGTCTAATTTTCAAACTCACAAATAAAGGTAAAACAATGGCAGATACAATTTATAAATGGAGAATTTGGTGTAGTACTGACGGTAGATGGGTTGAAGGGTGGAGTAAAGAATTACCTTCACAGTGTTTTGAAAATCATACTCACACTATAGATACATCAAAAACAACAAGTATTGATTCAATATCACAAAACTTACCATTAATAGATCTTGGAAATCGATTATCAGTACACTCCACTCCAAGACCTATGAGTGGTAGTAATGCATTATTTTCATATTGGACAGGTGCGGGAGATGATTTAGTTAATCATGTTGTAGGAGGAGGTCCTCCTACAATATTTTCACTAACTACTGGTGTAGCATCTCAATCAATTGAAGTGGAATTTGATCCAATATTTGGACAAGTTTTTATACATGAAGGGTATTTTATGTGTCAAGGAGCTGAACTTGGTGATTATGTAGATGCTGAAATTGTTGCACACGCATCTCCATTATCTTCATTAGCACCACATAAGGATTTAGTACTTGATAATGATGGTTTTGCATTATACTCAACTGGTGGTTCTGATACTGGAACAACTGGATTTGCAGGTACTCCTCGTTTAATACCAAGATATTTTACAAAAGACGGTGATTGGGACTATAACGGTACATCATTAACCCCTAATTTTTTAAAAACTGGCATGTATAAAATTAAATCAACTGAATATATAGTTCATAGATTTATGAATCATGTTGGGTTACTTAGTACTTCTAGTTATATAAGAATGGTATCAGATGAGTCTACTGAATTACCAGCTGGTTATTTTATTCGTATTACATGTTATAATGTATCAAACTCGGATTGGCAGGGAATGGCAATGATAACTGCATTTCGTGACTCGACAGCTCATCCATAAGGAGGAAATCGAATGATAGAGCATTTTAAAATAAGCAATAAAGGTATTGAATTATATAGTCAAGTAACTATTATTGCTGGATCAGATATACCTGGTGGAACGACAGATACAGATAATGTTCAGATTGGATCTATGTATTTGCGAACCAACGGAAAAGTATATACAAAAACAACAGCTGGTGCACCTGGGGTATGGGCTCAAGTACAGACTGTATCATTACCATATGATCTTGCATTTTATATTCCAACAAATCCATATTTAACGAGTTCAATTGTTACTGGTTTCTTATCACCTAGAACAATGACAATAACATCAGGTTCTTCAAATGTTGCTAAATGTAGTATAGCAGCAACTACTACAACTACTACATTTATTATAGGATTAAATGGGTCTCAAATTGCAACAGCAACATTTACTGCGAGTAATACAATTGGATTAATTTCATTTACAGCTGGTTCCACAATTAATATCAGTGCCGGTGATGTATTAACAATTAGTACATCAGACACAGTAGATGCTACAATAGCAGGAATAGGTATTACACTTGTAGGTATAAGTTCAATTTCATAATAAAAGAAATTACGTTATTATAAAAACATTAAATATAAAGGAATATATATGTTAACAGATAAATATAATATGGTACCTGGTGTAAAAATTATAAACGCACACGTTGAAATAAATATAAAGGAATATATATGTTAACAGATAAATATAATATGGTACCTGGTGTAAAAATTATAAACGCACACGTTGAAATAAATATAACATTTCTAACGCCTACAACTCAATAAGTATATAAAATGCCGTTTCAAGTATCATTATGTGCTACTACTAATATAACAACTGTAATAGCAATATCGCTAAGACCAGATGTGTTTTCTCCTTGTATTGTATCGTTAGATTTAATTGCAACTGTAACATCTGGTAGAATTGAAGGACATACATTGTTGTGGGAATTACATTCAGGATCACAAGTAGTATTTACCACTCCTGTTAATCAATTAATTGCAACTTGTACATTACTAGATAGCACAGATAAAGTATTTTATTTTTGGGTAGATAAAGGTACATCAAAAGAAAAATATTATGTATTTAATTATTATGGTACTGCAATTGATTATATATATAATCAATTTGCTAATACATTAATATTATCTAATTCAATTATTACTAATGGTAGTCCAGATTGTAGTACTATAGCTGGAACACCAGCTATTTTTAATGCAAACCCTGCAGGTCAAGGGGTACTAAATCCAACTAATCTTGTATTAACGTGGCAATTACCACTTAATACAATAAATTTATGGAGTATTTCTGTTGAACAAAATATAAGTGGAGTGTGGGCAAATATATTAAATTTATTACCAACAGATCCACAAATATTAACAAATGCAACTAATGATACATATTATAGAATAAAAACTATTTATAAAATTGATAATGGGTATTATAGTCAATATAGCTGTATATATTATCTGTTAATTAATACAGCAGATAAGAATATTTATATTGATGATATTTTATATAATTCTTTTAATAATACAACTACGGCTACAGTTTTAACTAATTATACTTTATTGAGTACTGATTCTGCTACTGATGAAATATTCGATATTACTACAAATTATTTTGGTAATACAATAACTCCTGTAACTTTAACTAATTATACGTTATTAAGTACTGATTCTGCTACTAATGAAATATTTGATATTACTACAAATTATTTTGGTAATACAATAACTCCCATCGTTGTAGTATATTATGGTGGAACTATAATTGGTGGATAAATCAATAAATACAAACAAACAACAAATTGGAAAATAACATGATAGAATTATTAGGTACAGTAATCATAAACACACTGGACGCTAACACTTTAGAATTATTAGATACTAAAGAACAACATAATGTAATAACAAAATACTTTTATTCTACATTAATAAATCGGTATCAAATAGCTTCTTCTTTATTTTTAGGGGATATTTATATTTCAACAGACACAGCTCCTAGTTACGAAGATTGGTGTAATGTAACAAATTGTAGTTCTGGAGGTTTTCTTCCATCAGGATTAACATCTCCACAATTTTATCCAGCTGTAGACGCAATTCCACCATATGTTCAATTAATGAGACGATTTAACGCACCTGGTTCTACAAGAAATATTAATAGTATATTATTACCTTACAACACTACTGTTTCTACTTTTTCAAGTTATAGTGCATTAGCATATGTTAAATTAACTGCTCCATGTGTTCAAACTAATACACAAATATTAGATGTATATTATAGAGTACAAGTAGTAAATATTTCATCATCTTATAATTTTAATAAGTTATCAATAACTCCAACAAGACTGTTAAACTCATTATTCGCTCTTTCAGATTATTCAATCCAATACAATATATTTCCACATATAACTTCTAATGGAGGGCATCTACCAATATATTCTCATGTTAATGCTTGTAATAATACAAATCCAACAGATATTGGGGCATTATATCCAAATTGTGCTGCAAATCGTAATATAACCAAACAAGCAACATTATCTGCTACGCCTTATCCTTTGTATAACCAAGTAACTTATAATTGGAGTTATACAACTACTCAAGATGTTGGTCATCTACTTGGAGCTTTAAGTATTTTTCCAGGTCGAACAACAACTAATCGTAATACTCCAGTAATGACAACTATAAATTTAGATGCTCCAAATGGTAGTAAAATACAACCTATATTTAGTCACGCAGCTTCAACTTTAGCATTAACAACTGCTAATCCTTTTTTAGATACTATTCCTAGTTCAGGAACAGGTACATTAAATTATGAAGGTACATGGGCTACTGGTAACCTACCTGAATTATATAAAATTGAAATAATCGCTGGTGGAAGTATAGGGACAGCAACGTATACGTTTAGCAAACGAAATCATGTAGGTTTTGTTGGTGCTAATTATAATACTGATATTAGTTCATTACCAGGTATATATAATTATTCAGGTTATAATTTCACTAAACCACACACGTGTTGTACTGTAGCTGATATGAATACTGTTGGTGGATACGGTGAAAGAATGGAAGTATATGACAGTACACATTTTATAATGTATGATACAACAGGTGTATCACGATATAATTGTGCAGATAATTCTATTGAACTGTGGGATAGTACTACTACTCCAGCATTGTCAGCCACAAACATAAGACAAGCTGCTGTTAATCCAGGAGATGGAACTATTTGGGTCGCTTGTGCTAATACAGGAATATATAAAATTAGTGCTGATGGATTATCAATTACTAATTATACAACTTCTAACGGCTTACCTACAAATAATTGTTATGCAATTGATATTGGTAGAAATAATGCTGTATGGGCATTATGTAATGGTGGTATTGTAACATCAGATAATAATGGAGCAACTTGGACCACTTATAATGCTGGAACAACTCCAGCATTCAATAGTGCAGCAATCACAGGAGATTGGTCCTCAGTAAATTATATGCGAGTTGATCCTACTCACGTAAATGATAGAATGTGTTTTGTACGGAAAGAAAATTGTAGTTTTAATAATACCAAAGGATTTGTGTGGTGGGATAGAGGAACTGGTGTTACTGTAGATACTACTATACCTAGTTTTGTAGGAGCTGTAAGTAGTGAGTCTAATCCTAGACGATGTCCATCAATGTTTAATGTATCAGATAATGATGGTTTGTGGATAGTATTACAGTCTAGTGTAACTTACACTGGTATAACCTACAATGCTATAAACAAATTAACATATGGATCTAGTACATATACATCGGTATGTCCTGCTTCTGGTTTTGTATATCCTAACGTAATGTTTGCTCGAAATACTACCAATACGCAAGATACTATATTACAAGTACAAGGAGACAACACCGGTGGATATAACACTTGGTATTATATATCAACAGCAGTTTCAAGTTATATGGCAGGTATTCGCACGGTTGTATATGATAATACTCTTAGTTTATTATATAGTACATCAAGTACTACTTACATAGGATCTCTTGTAAATGCTGCTATGATATATAGTGATATTCCAGTATTATTATATCTTGGAAATGGTATAATAGTAGGAAGTAAATATGAAGGATACGGGAGATTTGGTTTTATTCTTGCGTTAACAGGTGATAGTACTCCAACTAGTGGAACAATTGAATATTTAGCTTGGCAAAAATATGGATGGGATGGAACAAATTGGGTTTTAGGTAATACAACTCCTAAAACTACACATTCTGATGCACAACCTTTAATGCATGGTATTACTGCTAGATTTACAAACGGAGTTTCAGGAACATCATTTATCGGCGGTGATTATTATACAGGTAGTGTTAATGATGGTATATTAAAGAATAATGCTATGACTGTAGCAGGTTCTCATACAATGTATGTACTTCCAACTCAAAACTTATTTGATTTTGATGGAGTAATTAGATTATATCCCTGGACAACTGGTGCTGTAACTTGGAGAAAAGTATCTGCATCCTTAACCATTAACGGAGATAATTCATTAACAAATAATATTCCTTATAGGTCATATAACTTGAGTGCTGGATCTAAAAATAGAGTGTTTGGTGATTTTTCAATATCTGGTACTTTTTCCGTAAACGCTAATCAATATTATGCAGTAGGTATTACATATAATCATTTAACTGAAGCACCAAATATATTAACTTCTTATAATACTTGGTCTTTTAATTTAATAGGTAATGATGTTACTATTGTAAATAGTAGTAATACTACAGTTAATACTCCACCAGGTATTGGTAGTACTACTACTTGGAATATTACACGAGTTGGTAATACACTTACCTTTTATACAGCTGGATTATTACGATACACAGTAACAGACGCCGCTTATTCGTTTTGTATAAGAGCAAGATATAGAGATACCACTAATGGTACAAACGCTTTTACTGTTAACCCAATTACAGTAGATTCATCAGAATCTGGTTATTATGTTGGATTAGGAAATAGTGGAACTGGAACCGGAATTTATAATACTAAACAATTATTAGCTACAATCGTGAATATTTCTGATGTATCAATAAACGGAACACCATTGACTGTATTAGATCAGACACCAGTTAATATTCCAGCCTCAGGTGGAGCAGCACTAGCGCCAGAAGAAGGATTATTATTTTTTAATTCAGCTGATGTAGGTAAAACTGTCACTGGATCATATATTATGAATTATCAAGTTTCAACCCCTTGTAATATTATTCCCGTATAAAGTAAACATATAAATATCTATCTTCTTATAAATACGTAAATAGTTGTAAGGATACAACATGCCATTTCAAGTTTCTCTGTGCGCAGCCGTTAATCAGATTTTAGCAGTTGGAATATTACTGAGACCTGATGTAACATCACCATGTCTTGTATCTTTAGATTTGATTGCAACTGTAACATCTGGGCATTCACAAGGTCACACATTTTTATGGGAATTACACTCTGGTACTCAAGTTGTATTTACAACCCCTGTTGATCAATTAATCGCAACTTGTACATTAGTTGATAACTTAGACCGAGTATTTTATTTTTGGGTTGATAAGGGGACATCAAAACAACAATTTTATCCATTTACTTATCGTGGTTCGATAAACGAACCGACTTATGTTTTTAATAATGCTAACACATTACCTGCAATAGTAAGTGGTATCCCAAACAGTACACCAAGTTGCTCATCGATAACTGGATTAGTTGGTATATACAGTCCAGGTGGATCTGGAGCATATCATATTAATCCAACTAATATTACATTAACTTGGAGTTTACCTACTAATACAACAGGATTACAAAACCTTTACATACAACAATTAATTAGGGGTGTGTGGACGACTGTTTCTATACTATCTCCAACTGATGCACAAATATTAACAGGTGCATACAATAAAACATATTATAGAATACAAACGGTTTATGTATTAGATCACCAAACATATATACAAACGAGTTGTGTGTATTATTTATACGTAAATTTAGCAGATTATAGTGTGTATATTGATGATAACGCAATTGCAGGTATTAGCAACACAGTATCTAAATTTATTATAACTAACTATACTTTATTAGTAAGTGATTCATTTACTAGCAGTTTGTTAGAGTCTGTTCAAATATTTAATAATGCAAGTACGGTTTCAAACACAAACATTACAAATTACACATTAGCATTAACTTCAACAACAGATAGTGCACTTATAAATAATAGTAACACAGTTGCAAAACTTTCAGTCACCTATCTAGGTGGGACTATAATCGGCTCATAGCCATAATAATTAGGAATATTGAATATGATTAACATAAAAGGGCAAGTGGAAATAAGAGTATTAGACGCTGTAACGTTAGAAGTTTTAGATGTTAAAATACAGGACAATGTAATAACTCGTAAGTTCTATAATGATTGGGCCAATACCACTTCTCCAATTACAACATATTTGTATATATCTACAATAAATGTACCGAATACAGAAGATTGGATTCATGTTAGAGGATGTGATACAACTGGGTTTTTACCATCTGGGGTAACATCTCCACGATTTTACGCAGCAGCTGGCGCCGACCCCGCGTATATACAAATAACAAGAAGATTTGGCGCACCTGCAGCAACAAGACAAATCTACACCGTGTTACTCTCTACAGATACTAATACAGAGACTCCATTTACTTCATATCGTGCGTCTGCATATGTAACATTCTCTACACCTTGTACTCAAACATCGTCTCAAATATTAGATGTGTATTATAGAATGCAAGCCTCATCAGACACAACATATTCCTATAATAATTATGCATATAGTGCGATACAGTCATTAAATGCATTATATAGTTTAAGCGGTACAACAGTAAACATACTACCATCTTGGGTTAGTCCAATATACTCTCATGTATCCACAGCAAGTAATATATCTCCTACATTGAATGGTGCTATGATACCGAATTTTACATGGGGTAGATCTACTGGTATTGCTGGGACTGCGACAGCTTCTGTAAATGGAGTATATGGATATCGTACCATTAGCTGGACATATACAACAGCACAAGGAGTTGGAGATGTAATCGGAGCCTTATCAATAATACCAAATGAAAGTTATAGTAATGACACTATTAATAGACCAGCATTTACTACAACAAATATTACTGCACCTAGCGGTAGTGCAATACAACCGATTTTTAGTCATGCAAATTCTACACTATCATTAACTACCGCAAATCCATTTCTTGATACTATTCCTAGCTCTGGAACTGGAACTTTAAGTTTTAGTGGTACCTGGACTACTGGAAATTTCCCAGAATTATACAAAATCGATATCGTAACTGGAGGTAATGTAGGAACTGCTACATATAGATTCAGTAAGCGTAATCATGTTGGTTTCTGCGGTGCGACATATGTTAGTAATGTTAATGGGTTACCAGGTATGTACACTGTAACAAACAGTGGTGCGACTGGAATTTTTAAACCACATTGTGGAGTAAATTCCACAAATCAAGATGCAGCTCATGGTTTTGGACAAAGAATTGAAAAATATGATAGTGCTCGTATTATATCTTATGATCAAACCGGACTATGCAGATATAACTGTATAACTCATGTTTTTGAATATTGGGATAGTACAACAACACCACAATTAAATGTTACTAATGTTAGACAAGTTGCTGTAAATCCAGGTGATGGTACTATTTGGGTCGCTTGTGCCAATACAGGAATATATCAAATCAGTGCTGACGGAACAACTGTAACTAATTTTACCACAACAAATGGACTACCATCAAATAATTGTTATGCAATTGATATTGGTAGAGCAAATGCAGTATGGGCTGTATGTAACGGTGGTATTGTTACATCTGCTAACAATGGGGTCTCATGGACTACATACAATTCAAGTACATCTCCAGCATTTAACAGTAGTGTGTTAAATACCGATTGGTCATCTGTGCAATATATACGAGTAGATCCAACACATGTTGATGATCGTATGGCTATTGTACGATACGAAGGTGCAACTCTTAATACCACAACGCATCTAATATGGTGGTCAAGAGCTACTGGAGCAGTAGTAAATACAACATATTCACTAGCTGTTATTACTCGTAGGTTCCCATCAACGTTCAATGTTTCTGACACGGATGGATTGTGGGTGATGATTAATGCTATTAACTCTATATCTATGTTGACGTATGGGACCTCTACTTCTGCATTTATTAGTAGTGTAACAAATATGTTATATAGTGTGATGTTTGTAAGAAATAGTGCAAATACTGCAGATCAAATATTATTAATAAGTTCATCTAACCGGTACGATTGGGCCACTAATCTGATAGCACAAGGTGGATATACTACATATTTTTCAAAAGTAATAACTATACTTGATAGCTCACTAGCGGTTGTTGCATCCGTCACTCACCCGAACACAGCCCAGTATCCATCTGGGTGGTTAGATACTATTGTTGGATATGTGGTTTATCTTGGGAATGGGATGATTGCAGGACTAAATGCTACTTGGAGTGGTACTTACGGAGCTATATATTCAATATCTGGAGATGGTACACCGACTGGAGGTAGTGCTCTTGAATATTTAATGTGGCAAAAATATGGATGGAATGGATCAGCTTGGGTGTTAGGTAATGCTGGAGCAAAAACAACTCACTCAGATGCACAACTTATGTCTAGTGGAATAAATGCAATATTTACTAACGGAGCAACCGGTACATCATTCATCACAGGTGATTATTATACAGGTGGAGTTAATGATGGTGTATTGAAAAATAATGCAATGACACTATCTGGTTCTGCTGACTTTTATGTTATACCAGCTCAAAACTTAACTGATTTTGATGGTGTTATTCGAACATATCCATGGACAACTGGGTCTGTTGTTTGGAGAAAAGCTCATTCAGCATTAACTGTAAATGAAGATAATTCATTAACAAATAATATTCCATACAGATCATATTCAATGAGTGCAGGGTCAAAAAATAGATTATTTGGTGATTTTTCAATATCGGGTACATTTACAGCAAATTCAAATCAGTATTATAGTATTGGTCTTAGATTAAATCATATTAGTGAAATACCTTACCTATGGAGTACATTTAATAATGAATGGTCATTTGCGTTAGCAGGTACAGCAATCACTGTTACAAACAGCGTAGGTACAGTAGTAGCAACACCTCCAGCAATGACAAATCCAAATCCAATAGGAATAGGATATTGCTCATCGAATGATAGTATATATGCTGCTAACTATAACACTGCCAATGTGTCTGTTATTAATCCAAATACTAATGCAGTAGTATCAACAATTAATGTTGGCTCTAACCCAATTAGTGTTACATATTGTTCTAGCAATGATAGAATATATGTCACGAATCAAGTAAGTAACTCAGTATCTGTTATTAATCCAAGCACTAATACAGTAGTAACTACCATTAGTGGTGTTAATACCAATCCGTATTATATTTATTATTGTTCAGTTAGTGATAAAATATATACTGCTAACTATGGCTCAAATAACGTAATGGTTATTACTCCAAGTACTAATACTGTAACAGCTACAATTACCGTAGGCACCAACCCCGCAAAAATTACATATGCAGCCAACTCTGGGTTTTTATATGTTACAAATTATAACGGTAATTCAATATCAGTAATAAACACAACTAATAATACAGTAGTAGCTACCGTATCTAGTATTACAACACCAATGGGTATTACATATTGTTCGAGTAACACTAGTTTATATGTTGTTGACGTTAGTGATAATACCGTAATAGTAATTAATACAATTACATATGCAGTAATAACAACAATTTCAGTAGGGGCAAATCCAAGAAACATTATTTATTGCCCTGCGAGTGATAGATTGTATGTAATAAATGCCGGAGGAAATAGTGTAACAGTAATAAACCCAGGTACAAATACTGTAATTACCACAACTACAGTGGGTTATGCACCATATGACTTAGTGTATTGTTCTAGCAATAGTAGTGTGTATATAGCAAATTATAATGCAAACCCAATTGTGTCAGTGGTAAGCACTGGTACTAATTTGGTAACTGCATCAATAAATACAACTAACTCAACGTCTTGGAACATAACTCGATCAGGTACTACATTAACATTTTCAACAGCAGGTGTTGTGAGATACTCGACTACTGATACAAACTTCTCGTATGGTATTAGAGCAAGATATACCGATACTACAAATGGAACATATACATTTAATGTAAATCCAATAACTGTTGATTCTTGTGGTACTGGATATTATGTAGGATTAGGAAATAGTATAACTGGAACAGGTATTCACAATACAAAACAATTACGTTCAAGTTTAGTAAATTCAACAGATATTACAATTAACGGAACACCATTAGCATCATATGTTTCATATCCACAAAATGCACCAGCTGCAGGTGGAGCGGTGATGTGTCCAGAAGAAGGATTAATGTTTTTTAACTCAGCTGATGTTGGTAAAACAGTTGCAGGTTCATATATGATGATATATCAAGCGTCAACTCCGTGTAATATTATTCCTGTATAAAGGAAACATATAAATAGCTACCTTCTCATAAATACAAGTATATTAAAAATTATGAGAAGGTATTCCTATGTATGTAACAATCCGTCAAGGTATAATTAAAGCCCCAACTAACTTCCTTGTATATCAAAGTGGTGTGGTTGCCATCAACACCATGGACGCAGGGATTACAATAACTGCATCTCACGGTGATGCTGAGTATCTAATAACAGAAGATAGAAAAACATCAATAACCCCTGCGTGGATTCAAATATTTTCACCATTAGAGACATATTGGTTATTTTGGGATATAAACACCCGAACTGCACAAATAACATACACAAGTACAACTGTTGTTCCTGTGTATCAAAAAACCACTCCAATAACTCCTATATTGAATACTCATTGGTTTAATACTAATGATAATACAATGCGTGTGTGGGATGGTTTTGCATGGATCGAAAAAATTCGAGTACTTGCCGGTATATTAGCAAATACTACAACTTTAACATTAGCTATAGCTGGTGTATCACAATCTGGAAATAATACTCCAAGAAATTCCGGTAGTATTTTATTTGATTCTACAAGCACACCAATAAAAAGAAATTTAAAAACCTTTTTAACAACTGAAGATACTATTTTTTATGATAGTAATAATATTAGTGCAACTAATATTGAAGCTAAAACAGTTTGGGCTCAAGTTATAGAAAATATTAATGCTTTCTCTGTAGTTAGTACATTATCAGATGGTACATTAAAATTAGCTAGTGCTGAAGATATTGGAATATCAAATATTGCTATGGCGATGGATAGCGCTACATTAGGTGATCATGTTAGTGTTACACTGCAAGGTAAAATTACAAATCCAGATTGGAATTGGACACAAATTAATCAACTATTGTGGTTAGATATAAATGGACAATTAACTGTTACTGATCCAAATACACTTAATCCAATAAGACCAAGTAGATCTCCAATTGCAAGAGTAATATCTATAGATTCAATTATATTTATGCCTGGGTTAATTGCTTCATCTTCACAAGTAAATAATATTATAGGATTAGCGTCAACTATTAGATTTGGTGCAACTAAATTATCAGTAGATGCAATATTACCAATTAATCCTATAGTTGTTGGTAATAATGATCCGAGAATGACTAATGCGAGAGTTGCATTACCACATGTTCATACAGCATTAAGTATACCAACAACAGCTCATAATTCATTAATAGCCTCTGATGTACAAAGTGTATTAAATTCATTGTATGATACAAAAATAGATTCATCTGGAGGTACAATTTCAGGAATATTATCTATTTTACAAACACCAACTAGTCCATATCATGCTGTTAATAAACAATATGTTGATAATGCAAGTTCCGGTTTTATGTTCGTTGATCCTGTGGTAGCAGCATCAACAACACATATTCCAGTATTAGCAGGATTAACAACTATTGATGGTATAGAATTGTCTGCAAACGATAGAGTATTAATTAAAAATCAAAATAATAATATAAAAAATGGAATATATACTGCTTCTGTTAGTGCTTGGACTCGTACAACAGATACTGATGAAGTTTTAGAAGTACATACGGGATTATACGTTTTTGTACAGAGTGGAAGTATTAATAGTCAAACAGGATGGGTATTAACAACTCCAAATCCAATTATACCTGATGAGTCTAGTATGATATTTGTCCAATTTAATGGATTAGGTCAAATAACTGTAGGTAATGGTTTATTAAAAACTGGAAATAGTATATCAGCTATAACTGTAACGAATTCAAGACTTGTGTCAACACTTAGTGGATTAGATTTAGTTACTACTGGAGTTGTACCAAGTACATATAATAATGTAGTGGTAGATTTATACGGACGAGTTACAAGTGGAAATAATGTTAGTTACTTAACAGATAATAATATTGTTACATATACAGGAGATGTAACTGGAACTGGTAATGCTATAGTTGAGCTAACATTAAGTAGTGTTGGTACCCCTGGCACATACACATCAGTAACAACAGACATAAATGGTCGTGTAATAAGTGGATCGAATCCATCGTCAGGTGTGACACCTGGAACATATAATACAGTAACTGTAAATGATACAGGTTTAGTAATTCTTGCTGAAAATACAATATATTTAACAGATAATCAACAAATTACATTATCTGGAGATATAACAGGTAGTGGTACAGTAAACATAGAAACAACATTAAGTAATAATGGTGTCATGCCTGGTACTTATCGAATTGTTACAGTTGATGCAACTGGCCGTGTTACGAGTGGAGACACTGGAGCAACAGGTATTACTCCAGGTACATATAATAGCTTAACTATAAATGATTGGGGAAATGCAACTGCAGGTACACAAGAACCTTATATTACAGATGTAACTTTAAGTGGTGATGTGACCGGAGCTGGTGCTGGATCTGTTACAACAACATTAAGTAATACTGGAGTTACTGCTAACACATATGGTAGTTCAATGTCAGTTCCTGTAATTACAGTTGACGCTAAAGGTAGAATAACAGGGTTAACAACAACTGTAATTAGTGGTAATCCTGGTGGAATATATACTAATATTATTGGAGATTCTAATTTTAGCAGTGTAACACTATTATTACACGGAGATGGAACTAATGGATCTACAACATTTACCGATAGTTCATTATTAAATAAAACAATTACTCGATCTGGAAATGCACAAATAAGTACAACTAACTCCAAGTTTGGAGGAGCTAGTATATTATTTGATGGAGGTGGAGATTATTTGAATATACCAACATCTGCTGATTTTGCGTTTGGTACTGGAGATTTTACTATTGAAAGTTGGTTATATCCTGTTTTTCCTCCTAATGGATATCCTATATGCATATATACAAATCAACAACCTATGGATGTTGGACTATCTATAGCACAATACGGTAATAATAATATATATATTAATGTAGCTGGATCGTATATTAACTCAGGACCTAATACTCTTCCTGATAATACTTGGACTCATTTTGCATTAACCAGATCTGGAACAAATTTAAGATTATTTATAAATGGTACTCAAGTAGCAACTACTGTTACTAATAGTACTAATGTCACATGTGCTCCCAATTATCCTACTATTGGTGGTAATAGTAGTGGATGGGATTATAAAGGATATATGGATGACTTTAGAGTAACTAAAGGTATCGCTCGTTATACTTCTAATTTTACTGCACCTACTGCAGCATTTTCTAATGTTGCAGTTATTGGTACACTCACATCTATTCAATTTAATAATAATGGTGTTTTAGGTGGGTCATCAAGCTTTATTTGGGATAATACTAATAATTATCTTGGAGTTAATAAATCAACACCTACTCAAGCACTTGATGTTGTTGGTAATATAACAGCAACTGGCACTTTAGTTTTAGGAACTCCACTAGCGACAACACAAGGTGGTACTGGATTATCAACATTAGGAACAGGACTTCAAGTTTTAAGAACAAATACAGGTGCAACTGGACTTGAATGGGCTACTGTGTCTAGTGGTAGTATTTCCGTAACTAATGATACAACTACAAACAATACATGTTACCCAACATTTAGTACTACAACATCAGGAGTTGTAACAACTTTAGAAGTATCTGATACACAATTAACATTTAATCCAAGTACAGGAACATTATTTGCAACTAACATGGCAACATCTTCTGATAAAACATTAAAAGAAAATATTGTGACCATAATAAATGGTTTAGATATTATCAATCAAATTGAACCAAGACAATTTAACTGGAAGCGAACTGGTGAAGTAGGATATGGTGTTGTTGCTCAAGAAATTGAAAACTTATTACCAGAACTGGTATACGAAGGTAGTGAATATAAGTCAGTAAACTATAATTACATAGTTGGATTCTTGATTTCAGCGGTTAAGGATTTATCTCAACAAGTTGAAAATAGTTCAGCAAAAATTGAGTATTTATTGTCTCAATTACCAAAATAATATCGACCCCGTTGTGTATTCAGGATAAATAATATAAGCAACTAATAAAAAAGAGCGTAAATTAGTTGCTTATAGCTCTAAAAGCACATATAATATTTTTCATGTGCTAAACAGCACCCGCAATGGACTTGTGGGATTATAAGTCAAGATATTTTGACAGTTCATTTTATGATTTTTTAATTTAATTTAATTTTTTGGAGTATCAATTATGAGTAAGTTTAATTTAGCAACACTTAAAGCAAATTTCACAGCTAAATCTAGCGGTGAATCATCAGGTAATAATAATTATTATCCATTCTGGGAAATGGCAATAGGTAATGTTGCAAAAATCAGATTTTTACCTGATTTAAATGAAGACAATCCATTAGGGTTTTTAGTCAAAAAAATGTATCATGAATTAGTTATCAACGGCGAAAAGAAAAAAGTAGCTTGTTTGAAACAATATGATCCAACAAACGAATGTCCGATTTGTAAAGCAGCTGCTGCTTATTACAAATCTGAAGGTAAAGACAGCCCAAATGGAAAAAAATATTATCGTAAATTGCAATATCTTGCACAAGTTTTAATTTTAGAAGATCCGATTACACCAAATACCGAAACAGGTGAAACATACAAAAATACAGTTAAATATGTACAATTAGGTACAAAGATTTATGATTGTATTAAAGATGCATTTGAGTCTGGTGAATTTGATGAAATGCCCATTGAATATAATGGTGGTACAAACTTTATTATTAAAAAAACCCAATCTGGCGATTATGCTGATTATTCACGCAGTAAATTTGAAAACAAACCATCTAATTTAGATAAAAACACTATTGAATTAGTTACATCATCTTTAGTTGACTTAACATCTTTATTACCTGCAAATCCAGGATATGAAAAAGTAGAAGCGATGTTTCATGCAGCATTAAATGGTGTTGATTATAGTCAAGGTGATGATGAGGAAGATGATGAGCCAATTACACCACCTACCACCAAAGTAAAATCAACTAATAAATCTACTACGAATTCAACTCCTGTTGCAGAAGAAACTGATGATGCAGTTGATGAAGAAGCTGAACAAATTCTTGCGTCTTTACGTGCACGTAGACCTGTTACTCAATAAGTTATTTTGATTCAATTTAAATGTGTGCTATAGTTCAATCTATAGTACGCATTTTATATAAAGGAGTAAATAAATATGACAATGGGATTTTTAAAAGACTACAGGCAAACTATAAAAAAAATGGAGGGTATATCAACTGATGCATCACCTCCAAGATATTGGTTCTCTACAGGTAATCATGTACTTAATGGAATTATAGGTATAAGTTTTGATGATGGTATTCCACAAGGAAGAATTACCGCAATATGTGGATTTTCAGGAGCAGGTAAAAGTTTTATTTGTGGTAATATTTTAAAAGCAGCTCAAGCGGAAGGTGCGTTTGTGTTAGTTATTGATACAGAGAATGCATTAGATGAACCATATTTAACTGGAATTGGTGTTAATGTTGATGAAGATCAGTTTGCATACGCATCACCAACTACAATTCCACAAGCAGTAAAAGTGATTTCAGCATTTATGAAGGGATATAAAAAAGATTATGGATTTAACGCTGATGCACCAAAAATAATTATATGTGTTGATAGTCTTGATATGTTGATGACACAATCTGAATATGAACATTATTTAAAAGGCGAAACAGCTGGAGACCAAGGTCAACAAATAAAACAAATTAAAGCATTTTTACGAGCAGTTGTTCAAGACATAAAAGGAACTAATGTTTCTGCTATTGTAACGAAACAAGTTTATAGAGGTCAGGGAATGTTTGCAGACCCTGCTATCGTTACAGAAGCAATGAAATATTCTTGTTCTCAAATTTTAATGGCTACAAAATTAAGATTAAAAGATGGTGATAATAAACAATTTGGTATAAGAATGAAAGTTGATGTACCTAAAACTCGATTTTGTAAACCATTTCAATCAGTTACAATTGATGTTCCATATGATACAGGAATGGATCCATATAGTGGATTATTTAATGCTGCTGTAAGTTTAGGAGTTGTTACAGGAAAGGGCTGGTATGAAGTAACCGGTACTGATATTAGAGTACATGGTGAAGATAAATTAACTCCACATTTTCCAACAATACTTGAAAAATGCAAAGCAATTGAATCAAGATTTATTGAAGTAAAAGTCGATAATGATGATATTGATATTGAAGAAATTGTAACTGCAAAAAGTAAACGTGTAAAAAAAGGTGAAGATCTCTTAAATACTCAGGATGATACGACAGAAGATTGATATATAGGTAAGAACATGCAAAATATAACTATAAAAATACAAGCTCTCTTTAATCAACGAATGAAAGATTATGAAAATATAACTGCTGATATAATTGAGTGTTTACAATTTGCAGTTGACGGAATTAAAGAATATTTTTTAACTGTTGGTGTACTTGTTCGAATAGATGATGTCATGATTGTTTCAGGAATTTTTGTGTTTGCTACAGTGGTTGAAAATACATTAGTTGAAACACCACAAGCGTTTAATGTTGGTGTTCCAACTAATGTATTATTAACTCAATCAAATATAAAAGTCTGTGAATTTTTAACTGATGAAGCTGCGAAATCAACAGCTCAACAAGAACTTAACCGTACTTATACACATTCTCCAGTATTAAAAAAACGTTTACATTAATATGAATATAACATTAGATTTAATTATTAAAGATATAGCTAATGTGGATAGTGTATTGCAATATTATAGGGACGAGTTAGTGGATTTTAATACTCATCTACAAATACAATATAAACGAATTGATACAGCTGTAATTGAACAAGCCGGTTGGTATAGTTTTTATGATACTAAACGAGCAGAATTAAAAATAATTTATGAATATATGGAACTAAAATTAGCCACAATACATAGTATAAAGTGGCAAAAATTTACAGAGAAACACGATCGAGCCTTAACTCAAAAAGATAAAGAAGTATATATTAAACATGATGTTGATTATATAAATATGTCAATTCTTGTGTTACATACGAAAGAAGTGTATGAACAATATATGAGTATAGTTGATAGTTTTAAAATGCGAGGATATAGTTTAAATAACTTAACCAAATTAAAAACAACAAATCAAGAAGATTGGGTTATATAATGAATGATGTCATAAGTATACCAAAATCTGTTAATATTACATTATTAGATGAAGTACATTGTATAATTACAGGACTCTTTCCAATTGATAAAGATTATTTACACGACAAATATAATTTACTTACTAAAGATTATCTTTGGAATGCATATTTTAAATTAGGTGTTTGGGATGGAAAAAAAGAGTTTTTTACTAAGAAAGGAAAAACATATATCTTTTTGTTGAATAATATTATCCCAATTGTTGTCAATTTTGGTTATAAAGTAAATTTAATTGATAAACGAACAGCAGTTACTCATACACCTGATGTTGTGGTTGATGCTAATTATTTTAATCATATTATTAATCTAAAAACAAAAACACCTTACAAATTGGCAGATCATCAAATCGAAGCTGCAAATATGGCTATAAATTTAGGTAGTGGGATTTTATTAGCTGGGACAGGTTTTGGAAAATCTCAACCATTAACATCAAAAGTACTTACTCCTAATGGATGGGTACAAATGGGTGAGATTAAAATTGATGATTTAGTAATGACTCCTAAAAATACTATAACGAAAGTAATAGGAGTATATCCACAAGGTAATACAGATGTTTATAAAATAACTTGTAATGATGGAGCTACTGCTAGTTGTTGTGCAAATCATTTGTGGATTGTTCATAATGATAAAACTGTTGCTAAAGGTAGTAAACCGTTTACAATATGTGATACTAAAGAATTATTTACACGTTCAAATATGAGTGTACCTCATAGACCTCAAATTCCATTAATTCCAGTTGCAATTGATTTTAATAAAAAAGAATATACAGTATCTCCGTACGTTATGGGAGCTATAATACCGTTTTTATCTAAAGAATGTCAAGAATTAGTGATATTGGAGGGAATACCTAATAATATATTATCAAGATTACAATATAATCTTAGTTCTTATGGTATAGATGTTCATTGGATGCGTGATAACTTATATCGTTTATGTTCTAATAATGAAAATGTTGAAGATATTAATAATATAATTGATTTACAACTTGATTATAATAATATTAAAATACCTGATGAATACATATACAGTACTTCAGCAGTACGTGCACTGTTTCTGAAAGGATTGTGTGATACATGTGGTAATATAACAAATATAGGTAGTATAAGTGTTATTAAGATTAAAGAATCATTAGCATTTCAAATTCAAGAAATGGTATGGTTACAAGGTGGAGCTTGTAAAGTTAGTTCATTTGCAATTACTATACATCATAAAGATCCCTGTGCGTTTTTTAGTAATATGAAATATGTTACAAATTATCTTAAGCATAGTAGTGATGCACACGGAAATAATTTGATGCATAGTAGGCGAGTTGATTATGTACAATTAGTTTCAAACGAACCAACACAATGTATATTAGTTGAAGACTCAGATCATTTATACATAACAGATAATTGTTTAATAACTCATAATACTATATTAAACGGTGTATTAATTGACATATATGGAAAACTTGGATGTAAAACAATTACAGTAGTCCCATCAAGTACATTAGTTACTCAAACTTTAAAACAGTTTGATATATTACAATTAGATGTTGGGCAATATGATGGTACAATAAAAGACCTTAACCATCAACATATTGTATCTACTTGGCAAACATTACAAAATAATCCAAATTTGATAAGATTGTTTCAAGTAATTATATCAGATGAGTGTGTACATCCTAGTACTAAAATTAAAACAGATATTGGTGAAGTATATATAAAAGATTTAAGTGTTGGTGATTTAGTATTAACATATAATGAATATACAAAATGTCAAGAATATAAACCAGTTAAAAAAATATACAAAAATTTACCAAAAATACAAATTGAAAAAATATTTAAAATTACATTAGATAATAATAAAGAGTTAATTATTACAGGAAATCATAAAGTATTAACAGATAGTGGTTGGAAGCGGGTTGATGCATTAACATTAACAGATCAAGTACTATGTTTTTAGAACATTTTAATAAAATCAAGATTAAATCCTATCATAATCTTAATAGATATATAAAGTTAATTCAATCAAGAGATTCTAATAGAAAGCTAATATATTTTGAAAAACATCACATACTACCAAGGTCATTATTTAAGGAGTTTGAAAATTCTGATTTTAATATAATTAAACTTACCCCTAGAGAACATTTTATCGCACATTTATTACTTGCGCGTACGATTGGTGGAAAAATGTGGTTAGCTGTAAGGTGTATGGCTAACGCTAAACCAGCACAACTACATAGAGGTGAATATAAAGTTAATAGTAAAATATATGAAAGATTGAGAATTGAGAGTTCAAAAATAATTGCAACACTTGCTAAAACTCGTAGAGCAAATGAAACATTGGAACAAAAAGTTAACAGGATTAAAAAATGGCAGGAAAATTTTTATAATAAAACATTGGAAGAAAAAACATTAATATGGAAAAGAAATTTACAAACTAGAATAATAAACGAAACAGTAACATATTTTATATGTAGTTGCATTTCTTGTAGAAGCACAACAAAAAATATTAATAGACACAAGTGCAAGATACCAAAAGTTAAAATACTTAAAATACCTAAAATAAAAATTATCCCAATAAAACAAATACTAAACTATACTTGCCCTATATGCGATAAAACAAATTTTAGAAATGAAACATTTTATAATATTCATATTATAAAATGTCAAATACGATATAATAACAAAATAGAGAAAGAACAAGCTCGAAAAAATCGTTTATGTACTATATGCTTTAAACAATTTAATTCAAAACTTTGGTTTGATAAACATATAGAAATTGGAACTTGTCATTTACCTATTGAAGAACAGAAAAGAATATCAAGAAATAAAGCGAGACAAACTATGAATAGTAAATCTATTGAAGAAAAAGAAATTTATGGACAATTAATATCTCAAAAACGTAAAATATATTTACAATCACTTTCAGAAGAAGAATTGATATTATATCACAACAAATTACGAAAATCAGCACTTGCGTACTATGATAGCACTGCTTATAATCCAGCGATTAGATCTCAACAAATTAAAGAAGGTTTAAAAAATGACAAACATTCTAAAAATTGAAGAAATAGATTATATTGGTGATGTATATAATTTACATGTTGAAAATAATCATAATTATATTGCAAATGGAGTAGTAGTATCAAATTGCCACGGAAGTCGTGCGAAAATACTCCAATCATTACTATCAGAGTACGGAAAGAATATTGCGCACAGATTTGGGTTAACCGGTACATTACCAGATCACCCAGTTGATTTAATGTTAGTTAAAGTTGTATTAGGTGATGTAATATTTACATCATATGCAAAAGATTTAATTGAAGCAGGTTGGTTAGCAACTCCTAATATTAGTATAGTGCAATTAAATGATGTAGCTTATTTACAAAAAAGTGGCGTAAATGAAATTGAACATTTATTATATGAGGAAGAATTACATTTTTTAAAGAGTTGTATCACCCGACAACAATGGATTGCAAATTATATAATTGAAAAAAGTAAATCAAGTAAAATAGGTAATACATTGATATTAGTTAATAACATCGTGTACGGTAAACAATTAACAAAATTAATTCCAAATGCGGTATTTTTACATGGAAAAGATAAAGATGCTATAAGACAAAAGGTATACGATTTATTTGAAGTTCAAGATGATTTAATTGTAATTTGTACAAAACAAATCGCAGGTGTAGGTTTATCGATAGACCGTATTTTTATTTTGATATATATAGATGGGGGGAAGTCATTTATAAATACAATTCAAACAATTGGTCGTGGTCTTAGAAAAGGTCGTGATAAAGATTCAGTAGACATTATCGACATATGTGGTAATATGGTTATATCAAATAACCATTTAAAACAAAGGATAAAGTATTATAAAGGTGCGAATTATTTTTATAAAAAACATACAATTGAATATTATAATGGAGATATAAATTTGTGTTAATACAAGACGAACAAAATAAAACAATTATAATTGATTCGTTATATGTACCGATTGTATCAGATTACATGTGGGTTTTGGACCTCAATATGATGGATTATACATTAACACCAATTAAAATGTTAGAAGAAGTTGTATGTCCAACAATAACTCTTGATATTCGTGGTTATCATTGTAAAATACCAGCTAATTGGTATATGTTAGTGTATGATATTCATACAACACAACTTGATTCTATTGTGATATCAGATTTATCAAATAAACAATACAGTGCACTTGTATACGGATCTAGTATGTTAAGACCTGAACCGGCAATTATAACAGTAATCGATTATGAACTGAAAGCAGTAAACACTTATCCATCTTTTAATAGACATTTAATGTTATGTCATTCAATTGATACAGAAAAATGGGTTACGATATCATTTTCAGACACATATAATAGATTTTTACGAAATAAAGATCTTAGTGATATTATAAATTAATAACTAAGGAGAATATATGTCATTAGTAAAAAAACAAAAGAAAGTAATAACAGAAAAAACATCGATATCGGTAAATGAATTTAAATCATGGATTTTAGGGGTGCAAGATATGCAAGGAGCTGATTGGTGCCCAAGTTCAGATCAATGGAAAAAAGTTCTTATGAAGATTGCTATATTGCAAGAAGTAGTTTATTCGAATAATACACCAATTCAACATAATTATCAACCACAGTATCAGTCGACATTTGATCAATATGATCAGCAACATTCAACTAATACAACAGGTACTGCAATAAACAATACACCTGTTCCTTTATATAAGGCAATCGATCTAAATAAAACACCTGATATTATAGTAGGTGAATACAAATCAGCATTTATGTAGTGAATACAAAACTACTAGATAGAACGTTGTGGTATGATGGATCTGTAACGGTAAATCCGTCAGAGTTAATATCATTAGTATTGAAAAATAAGTTTAAAGGTAATTTGTATACAACAGAAATAACAAAAGAGATTAATGATTACAATAGATTAGTAAACAGTGATAATCAAATATCAATAAAAACGGCTAATAAAGAGCTTAACACAAATTGGAATATTCCCAATGAATACAAACAGATAAATATCAAAAATTATATATTAGACAAATTAGGAAATGAAGTTATAGAATGTCATTTAAGTGATAAAGATGTTATATTAAGAGTAAGCCGAATCATAAAAGAATTAAAAATATATAACAAATTAAATCTAAATGATTTATTAAGAGCATTAATATACATTATAGATACGTTTAACAAAGAAAACGTAGTATGGGGAGTAGGAAGGGGTAGTTCAGTATCAAGCTATGTATTATATTTAATAGGAGTGCATGATATTGATAGTGTATTATACGATTTAAATTTTAGTGAATTTCTCACAGGAGAATAGAGTATGTCAAAAGTAATAAGTACGTTAGGACAAGTTGTTGATTTCGGTAAATTAAAAATACAACATGAATTAGAAGAATCAAAAAACAATCCACCAGTTGTTGTAAAAGCTGAAGGTAGAGTAAGTACATTAGATCCAAATAAATTGGGTATGGGTATAAAGCCTAATTTAAAAGAGGGGTTGGTTTCATTAGCGTCTGATGCTACAGATCCAACTGATATTATTACAAGTAAATCAAAAAAGGTGTAGTATGGCAATAACACCGTTACATGATTCCATTATATTTGTTTTTGATGACATGGTTATTGGGAATGAATTTAATAATAAAACTGAATCTGGTATTGTATATAAAAGTTATTCAATGGATGCGTCAACAGCAAGGTGGGCAACTGTATTGGCAATTGGACCTGAAGTTAAAGAAATTGTTATTGGTGATAATATTTTAATTGAAACCCTTAAATGGACTGAAGGATGTACAATGTCCGATGGAAATAAAGTTTGGCGTACTACAGAAGAATGGGTTATGTGTGTTAGAAAAAAATAGTTTAGTAATGAAGTGCAGAAGTGATTAATTGTACACCAGATAAATATTGATACTAATGAAATATTTATCTGGAGTTTCACTATGTTTTTTATTATAATACAAACCTTTATAACATTGTGCATCGCACTTACCGCCGCAGGTTTCTCAATCTATGGGTTAGCTTATACTTTTTCGAGTGAATTCATGCCTGTTATTTTTATGGGAGTTGCATTAGAAGCAGGAAAACTAATGACAGCATCATTTTTATACAGATATTGGTATAAAATTGGTTGGATATTAAAGCTATACTTATCGTTTGCTGTAATTATATTAGTTGTAATTACATCAGTAGGGATATTTTCATTTTTATCTAAAGGGTATCAAGAAGATACGCTCGTACTTAATAATAATAAAGTTAAAATTGAACAACTTGTTTCTGAAAAACAAGTTTTAATTGAACAAAAAAATGAAATTAATAAGTATCGAGCTGAAGCAGCTAAAGCAGTAGTTGGTGCTGAAAAAGGCACAAAACGTTGGATGTTTACTGGAAAAGATGAAACAGCAAAACAAGCTCGTAATGATATATCGGTTGTTGATAATAGAATAACTGAAATTGGAAAAGAATTATCGTTATTACAGCAAGCACAAATTAATACTCAACTACATGTTGGACCTATAATTTATGTTGCAAAAGCGTTACATAAAGATGTTGATATAGCAACAACATATTTAATTATTTTATTAATTATAGTTTTTGATCCATTAGCTGTAGCACTTACCATATCTGTAAATATATCATTAAAACTTTTTTATGATGAAAAAATGCAGAATGAGTTGAATTCAAATAAAATGCTCCATATAATAGAGCCAAATCACATCGATTCAGATCAAGTAGAATCTGCTATTAAAGATACACCACTTACTGAAGAACAAATCCAACATACTCAATTGTTGGATGATGTTAATAAACGAAAACAACTAATTGACGATATTAGATATAATAATTAATCATGACATTTATAAAAAACGTACCATGGGATAAAAAATATCAGCCAACAAAGATAGCTGATTTTATATTTGAAACAGGAATGCATGAACAGTATTTTAATCAAGTAATTGATAAAGGCAGTATTCCAAACTTATTATTTTATGGTCCACGAGGAACTGGGAAAACTACATTAGCTCATATATTAATAAATGAATGTGGAATCGATCCTTTAGATGTAAAGATAATAAATGCATCTGATGATAATAATGTTGAAACAATACGTGATGTGGTTAAAAGTTTTATAACTACAACAGCGATGGGTGAATATAAAGTTGTATTACTAGATGAGGCAGATTATCTTTCACAGAGTGCTCAATCAGTATTAAGAGCAATGATGCTGGATTATGTAGATGTTGCAAGTTTTATTTTAACTTGTGTAACCGGAGATACAAAAGTATATACTCCATATGGGTATCAAAATATTGATAATGTTACTCCAGGAGTTCAAATAATTTCTAATAAATTAACGCTATTACAAAATCAAAGTACAAAAATCTCATATACTGATTGTTTGGTACGATTAAAAACTCAACACGGACAAGATATATCAGTTACTCCTAATCACGTATTATTAACATTAAATGGTGAAATTACTGCTAAAGAATTATTAATTGGTGATAATGTATTAATTAATATTAGGGCAATGTACGGCAATTCTTATAAGTATGAAACTTTATTAAACTTTTTTGATTTAAATGATTTTAAGGATTGGTTACACTATAATAAATCAATACCGTATAATAGTGAGTTTAATTATTTAGCAGAAAATTCTGTAGTTGTATTTATATCTGCGCACCATCAAATATATAAATGGATTGTTAATAACAATATACAAGAAATAAGTATAAGTATTATTGCCGCAGCTGTTAATAACATTAGTATTAATCAAGCGAGAAATTTTATTAAAAAGATTAAACAATTTTTAATACCACATACCCGTACACAAAATGCATATATAAAGTACACTATAACAGAATCATTAATTAATGAATATAATAGAGTTGTATATGAATATGAGACTTTATTTCATAAAAAGTATAATGACCATATTAACTTTCATGTACAGAGACAAAAAGCAGCAATGTTATCTGTTGAATCTATTATACAATCATTAAATCTCGATTTTACAGATGATCTTATATTATCAATGGGAAGATTAATAGGTATGTTGCATGGTGACGGTCATTTATCAACTAATATTCACTTTGCCGCTGATAATCCAAATACATTAATCAAAATACTAAAAGATATTTCTAAAATCAAACAAACTAACATTAAGATTAGTAATAATGGAAAAAATTCTAATGGATTGTGTATATGTTGGGGAGATAAAGCATTAAGTTTATTATTTGAATATTTTGGTGCCGCTACTGGTAATAAAACTATTCAATATAGAACAATACCAAAACATTGTTATAGTTCTAACTTATTTAAAAAAGGATTTATACAAGGTTTATTTGACGCAGATGCAACTTGGTGTGTAATCAATAAAAAAAACGGAAAAACTGTTAATCCGATAATGTTTGGTCAACATTTTCATAAAGATCAATTAGATGAAAAATTTATGGAAGGTATTGTTGATTTACTTAAATCATTCAATATTATAAGTCATATACACACATTTAATGTATCAGGAGGGTTTGGAATACAACAAGATAATAGGGTAGGTAAATCTATACAAATATTAACGCAAAATTCTATTAAACAGTATTTATTATGTATTGGTAGTTATTATGATAAGTCAATGTCTGATGACATTCTTGGTTATTTGATGTATAAAGAACAACAATTAGGATATAATTTTGATACATTTACAGAGTGGAAACAAAATTACTATATTGATGGACATATTAATGACACTATAATAGAAGTTGTTAATGATACTGTAATTAATACTCCAGTATATGATTGCTGTTTTAACGATTATCATTGGTATATTACAAACGGGTTAATATCTCACAATTGTAACTACATCCAAAAGATTTTGCCCGAATTAAGATCTAGATGTGAAGAATTTAAAATGATTGCCGGTAACAAAAATGATATCACAGAAATGGTTGTAAAAATTCTTATTAAAGAAAATGTAAAAATAACAGATGGAACATTTGATATAATAGATAAGTTAGTTGATAAGGGATACCCTGATATACGGAAAATAATTAAGCTCACGCAGCAACATACCATAAATGGTGCTCTGGTGTCATCTTCTATAGAAACATTGGGAGCGTTAAGTTCTGATGTATTATCTTACATCTCTAAAGATAAGTGGGGGAAAGTTCGTGAATTAGTTACGACAAGTATTTCAAATGCAACTGAATATGAAGAAATATATAGATTATTATATGATAACCTCCATATATCTAAAAAGTTCACAAACCCAGATAATTATGATTCTGGTATAGTAACAATCGCAGAGTTTTTATATAGGCATTACACTTATAGTGATCCTGAAATTAATTTTGCAGCGTGTATAATATCATTAGGTATAATAGGTAAGTAGCAATGGCAAGACCAAAGAAAAAATCAATTGAAGATATGAATGTTGATGAAAAAGAGCAATATGATTTGAATTTTGTTGCAAATCATGCAACATTAAGCGACAGAATTTCTTGGACTCGAAAACATGATAATATGCAAAAACTCATTGCACAAATTCATCCAGTTGAAGAACAAATTATTGAACTGCGGGCATCTATATTACCAATATACGATGAAATTAATCAATTGAGACAAATTATGGTTGAAGAATGTGTACATCCAATAGATATGTTAGTATTACATAATAATTATATTGAATGTAAATTTTGTAATAAAAAGTTTAATCCAACATCTGTTTAATATCCAAAAAATTTAGTATTTGCAGTGGTTTGTTTCCACGATTCATCACGTATTCCCTTATTAGATGCATCTTGTAATTGAGTTACTGCAAAACTAATATTATCCTCATATTGGTCCCACGAGTCTTTTAAAGCTGGGGTCGGTCTTTCAACGTTTTCCTCTTTATACGCTCTGTGTACTAATTCAAGAGCGCTAAACCACACCGATTCTGTATCGTGTGCACCAGCTTTAATATATTTGCGAATAGCCATATTTTTTTCATATGGGATTGCATCTGATATGTCTTCTAACACTTGTGCTAATTTCATGTTTGTTCTCTTTTCATCTTATTAATTGTACGTATTAAATCTGCATTTTTACGTTGCTCCCGACGCATTTTTACCTCTAAATCTTGTATAGTTTTTTGATACATTAATATTTGTAATTGCAGTCGTTTGATTTTAGGATCTATTGTATTCATGTATATATTTATAATAGTTTTTATTAAACAGATATAAATATAATTATATACATTAATAGGAGTAATAACATGATTACAGATGATTTAACACTTGTACCAGATGCAGCAATATATAATGCACACGTAGAACCCGGTACTGCATTTCCGAGCTCTCCAACCATCGGTAGAATGTATTATTTAACAACAAATATTACAAACTATGATAAAGGCTTGTATATTTATGATGGAGCAACTTGGCAAACAGGTGATATAACCAGTGTTACTGCTGGTTTAGGATTGTCGGGTGGGGGAACAAGTGGTGCATTAACATTAGATATTGATGTATCTGAATCAACATCTGGTCATGTATTAACATCAACAGGTTCTTCATCTGCACCTACATGGCAAGCATCCTCTGGTGGTGGTAATAGTGCTATAGTAACCATACCAGGTGATACAAGTTATTCAAATGTTGGTTTGTTATTGCACTTTATTGGAACTAATGGATCTACTAACATTATAGATAGTTCACCAACTCCTAAGACTGTGACAGTTGGTGGACAAGCAGTAATCTCAACCACTCAATCAAAATTTGATGGTTCAGCTTTATATATAGATGGAGCATCTGTATCTAAATTGACAGTTCCAGCGTCATCTAACATTGTTTTCGGAACATCTGATTTTACTCTTGAAATGTGGGTGTACCCACTTAGCTCATACGGATACCGTGGAACGTTTTATCATGATGGTAATACATTCGCTGTAGTGTATGATAATACAGGAGAACGTAAAGTAGATTTTTGGGTTTCTAGTGAAGCAAAGATCACAGGAACAACAAGTTTATCACTTGGTAATTGGTATCATTTTGCACTTTGTAGATCAGGCTCATCTACAAGAATGTTTATCAATGGTATACAAGAAGGAGCTACGTATACAGACACTAACAATTATACTACATCAGGACCAATATGTATTGCTGAATGGCCATCTTGGTATAGTTTTACAGGTTATCTTGATGAGCTTCGTATTACTAAGGGTGTTGCAAGATATACATCAAACTTTACACCAGTTGCGTATGCATATCCTAACGGAGTTACAGATGTAACTAATGTTACCGCGAATGGTACTATATCTGGATCTAATTTATCTGGCGTAAATACTGGAAATCAAACAATAACACTCACCGGGGATGTGACTGGAACCGGCACTGGTTCATTTGCAGCAACATTAGCGAACACCGCAGTAACAGCAGGCTCTTATGGAAGTTCAAGTTTAATACCCGTTATTACTGTTGATTCAAAAGGACGTATTACATCTGCATCAGCTACATCAGCCACTGGTGGTGCTCCAGGTGGTACATATAATGTTGTATCATACGAAGATGCAAATTTCGCAAGTGTAGCTTTGTTATTACATTGCGACGGTACAAATGGATCAACAATATTTCTTGACAATAGTACCACCCCAAAAACAGCGAGTGTTCACGGAGCTACTCATATAAGTACCGATCAATATGTTTTTGGTGGATCAAGTGCGTATTTTAATGGAACAGAAGATTACTTAAGTTATATAGATAATGTAGATTATCATTTTGGTTCTGGTGATTTTACTATTGAATTATGGGTTCGAATTACTTCTTTTTCAAATCAAAATGGAATATTAAGTAAGTCTAACATAAATGCTTGGTCTCCTTATAGAATTATTACTAAGAGTGCAGGTTCAAGCCAAATAGTGTTTCAAGCTGCAAATACCGTAGCTGATGCTTGGGCAGTTACAGGTAATACAGGATTACTGATAGGAACACTATTGGTAGATACTTGGGCACACGTAGCTATTTCTAGGTCAGGTAATAGCATAAAAACGTTTTTAAATGGAATTGCTGGAGAGTCTACGACATCAACGTTAAGTCTTTGGGATAATACAGAGGATTTAACTATAGGCGCCACGGGAGTTAACGGGGGAGGATTTACTTATCTTACAGGTTATATAGATGATGTTCGTTTAACTAAAGGGGTTGCTCGATATACTACTGATTTTACACCACCTAATGTTGCTAGTGTTAATACTGGTGGAATATCTACCTACACATCATTACAAACTAACAATAATGGAGATTTTGGTGGTCCAACTACTTTAATATGGGATAATACAAATAAGTATCTTGGTGTTAATAAAGCAACACCAGCTCAAGCACTTGATGTTGTTGGTAATATAACAGCAACTGGTACATTAACATTAGGTACTCCATTAGCGACAACACAAGGTGGTACTGGATTAACTACTTTAGGCACTAGTCTTCAAGTATTAAGAACTAATACAGGTGCAACTGGGCTTGAATGGGGAACTGTTTCAAGTGGAGGTGGTAGTTCAGTAACACTTACCGATGATACAACAACTAACGCAACATATTATCCAACATTTGCAACTGTAAATTCAGGTACATTATCAGCTATTGATGTTGCATCAACAAAGCTTACTTTTAATCCAAGTACCGGTACATTATTTGCAACTAACATGGCAACATCTTCTGATAAAACATTAAAACATAATATATTACCACTTACAAACGGTTTAGATATTATTAATCAATTAAAACCATCTCAATTCAACTGGAATGTTAACAATACTCAAGGTTATGGTGTAATTGCTCAAGATTTAGAGAAAGTTATTCCAAGTCTTGTTGAGTATACAGGTGAATATAAATCTGTGAAATATATAGAGTTAATTGGATTCTTAATTGCTGCTGTTCAAGATTTATCACAACAAGTAACTGAGTTACAAAATGGATGCTAATCCTAACATATAAATAAACAAATAAACAATTAAATATTCACGGAGAATAATATGTACGTATTAGTTAAAGACAATAAAGTATTCGCAGGACCAAACGATTGGAATATTAGTTTATTTCAAGCATATATTGAACAAGATTTTGGATTAACAGTAACATTGCCAACTACCGCTCCAGCTTCTGGTACAGATTTAGGTAATGGTATTATAGCATACATGTAGAAGCTGAATTATTTTCATTACAAAAAGATAATGGATTAGAAGAACTGAATGATGTTATAAATGTTACTGATTTATCATACCGGCTAAATAATTTAACAGATTTATTCGCTTGTATTAATCAACTTGATATAATAATCACATCGTGTACATCAATAGCACATATTGCAGCAGCTATGGGAAAAGAAGTATGTGTTATTGTTCCCATATCGTGTTATTATGTTTGGTGTAACCCAACAGATAAAACTCCATGGTATGGAGATAATGTTCATATATTTTATCAAAAACAACCAAGAAGCTGGATTGAACCATTAAATCAATTAAAACAATATCTAGGTGAAAAATAATGTAGTGTAATTATTACTTCTGATAAATATAATTATACAATAACAGGAGTAATAATATGCTAGTAGATAATTTAACCCTTATTACGGATGCAACCATTCATAATGCACATGTTGAAATAGGCACTACATTCCCTAATTCACCTACAATAGGTAGAATGTTTTATTTATCTGCAGATATAGAAGATCCATCATTTGATAAAGGTTTATACATTTATGATGGTACTGAGTGGCAATCAGGTGATATAACTGGTATTATCGCAGGTACAGGTTTAACTGGTGGAGGACTTAGTGGAACTGTAACGTTAAATATTGATCCAGATGCAATTTTACCATCACAATCAAATAATACAGGCAAATATTTAACAACTAACGGAACTAGTCCTAGTTGGGGAGTAGTAACAGAGACATCACCAGGTGGTACATACACCAGTACTGGTGATGCAAATTATGCAAATGTGTCTTTATTACTTCACGGTGATGGAGAAAATAATGCCTTTGTTTTTACAGATAATGCCTTTACTCCAAAAACAATACTATCTTCTGGTGGAACGTGTATTAGCACTACTCAAAGCAAATTTGGAGGATCAAGTTTATACAATAATGCAAATGCTGGATATTTATATTCTAATGGAGCTAGTGATTTCGCATTCGGTACTGGTAATTTTACAGTTGAATTCTGGTTTAAACTCGATAGTCTCACTGGTTACAATACACATTTATTTCATACAGGAGGAGTTGGGGATTTTTCAATAGTAGTAGATACAACCGGTGAAAGAAAAATATCTATACTGTTTAATGGATGGCAGACTGGGACTACTGCTATTGGATATAGTGGTGCTTGGTATCATCTTGCTGTTTGTAGAGTTGGAACAACTGTTACGATGTATTTAAATGGAACTCAAGACCTTCAATATACTGGAGACAACACTAATTATACAGTGGCTAATGCAGGTCCTTATATTATGGGTTATCCAGCTTCATATGGTTTTATAGGGTATTTAGATGATATAAGAATAACAAAGGGTGTTGCAAGATATACCGCAAACTTTACTCCACCTATTAATGCATTTCCTAATAATAGTATTATAGCTTATGAATCTATTCAACTTAATAATAATGGAAGTTTTGGTGGGTTATCAACTTTTATTTTTGATACTACCAATAATTATCTTGGTGTTAATAAAGCAACACCAACTCAAGCACTTGATGTAGTTGGTAATATAGCAGCAACCGGTACTATAACAGCAACTGGTGTTATAACTGGATCTAATATATCTGGTACTAACACTGGAAATCAAACTATAACACTTACTGGTGATGTAACTGGATCAGGTACTGGTTCATTTTCAACTACGCTTGCAAATTCAGGTGTTTCTGCTAATACATATAAATCAGTAACTGTTGATATAAAAGGTCGAGTTACTGCAGGTACCAATCCAACAACATTAGATGGTTATGGTATTACTGATGCGGCTCCATCGAGTCATTTAACAGATTACACTTTACATTTAACTTCAGGGCAAAATACTTGGATTGATGCTATTACAGCAACATCTGCAGAAGTTAATTATTCAGTAGGTGTAACATCACTAATACAAACACAATTTGGTGGTAAATTAAACTTAACCGGTGGATCAATGACTGGTAGTATTGTTATTCCAACTGGAGCACATATTACCGTAACTGATGCTCCATCTAGCGGTACTGATGCAGTAAATAGAAATTATGTAGACTCTAATATAGCTGGATTAAGTTGGAAAAACGCTGTTAAAGCTGCATCAATTGAAGATATTGATTTAACAACTGGTGGTTTGTTAACAATTGATACTGTTGTACTACTATCTGGTAATCGAGTTTTAGTTAAAAATCAAGCATTACCGGAACAAAACGGTATTTACGTAGCCGCTGCAGGTGCTTGGTCAAGATCTACTGATATGGATCAGACAACACCTATAAATGAAATAAATTCTGCTGCAGTATTTGTTGAAAAAGGTTATGTTAATGCAGATTATGGTTGGACTCAAGTTAATAATATAACAACATTAGGTGATGATCCTATTTTATTTACTCAGTTCAATGGAGCTGCAAATATAACGGCCGGTATTGGTTTATTAAAAACTGGTAATGTACTAGATATAAATTTAGGAGCCGGTATTGTTCAATTACCAACTGATGAGGTAGGTGTTGATCTTTATTCAACTGGTGGATTAATGACTACAGTTGACGGTACTGCTAGTTCTACTTCAACAAATTCACAGTTATCATTAACAAAAGTTGGAACAGCAGGTACATATAAATCAGTTACCACAGATGCATATGGAAGAATAACAGCAGGTACTAATCCAACATCTTTATCCGGATATGGAATTACTGATGCAGCACCAATAGCAAGTCCAACATTTACTGGAACACCTACATTACCTACAGGTACAATTGCAACTACACAAACTGCTGGAAATAATACAACAGCGGTTGCAACTACTGCGTTTGTAACAACAGCAGTAACAACTGTTGGATATCAATTTTTTACTGCAACTGCTAGTCAAACAGCATTTACTTTCACTAATTTTACAAATGTAACTGGAACTCATAGATTACAAGTATTTGTCGATGGTGTTAAACAAATAGAGCCGGGTAATGGGGCAGCTTCGTCATATGCAGAAACAAGTTCTACTATTATAACGTTTGTTGCTGGATTAGACGTCGGTCAATATGTAGAGTGTTATTTTAGATAACACATAAAAATCAACGCATAGCTCATTATTGCAGTATGCGTTGATCATTTATTATAAATCATATATAATATGATATCAAACGGATGATATTATATTATGAAAATACAAGAATACAAATTAGATATTTTTAATTGTCTATCACAAATTAATAAAAAAAATATTCATTTTTACGATAATCTACCAGAAGAAAATAAAAAAGGTTTTTTACCACTTATCGTTATGCGATGGTTATATAGATCTCCTCATGAGCTCCAAGTAATATTATTAAATCAAATTGTTAATCCGTATATTTTTTCGTTAGGTAAACATCCTAGATTAATATATAAATTAATGACAACAACTGCTGTTCAAGCAAATACAAATTATATTTGGAAATCAAAAAAACAAGAAATTAATTTACCAATGACATTGAGAATTATCGCTAAATTCTATAATATTTCAAAACGAGAAGCAAAATTACATTTAGATAGTTTTACATCAGAAGATATTTTTAGTATGGGAGAAGATATAGGAATGCAAATCGAGGATCTTAAAAAATTAAAACAAGAATTAAAAAAAATATAATATGTTTTATCAATGCTCATATTGTGACGCAATATTTAAATCTAGTGTTAGGTTTTTAAAACATAATTGTAAAGAAAAACAACGAACTGAAGAAGTAAAAACTACAACTGGACAAATTGCATATGGATTTTATAATAAATGGGTAAAAATACAATACGGTAAAATAAGTAATATTGAGACGTTTATGTTGTCTCGATACTATAACGCATTTATTAACTTTGCAACATTTATTAAAAAAATTAAAGGGTTAGCCGATCCTGATTTGTTTATAAAATTAATGATTCATAACAACTTTCCACCAATTATGTGGTGTAATCCAAAAGTGTATATTAAATATATTACTTATATGGAAAGTACGACTACTACAATTGAAAAAATAACAATAACATTAAAGACGTTAGAAAATATTGCAGAAAAAAATGACTGTGAATTATCGGATGTATTTAAGTATATTTGTATGTTTGATTTAATACAACTTATTTACACGCAAAAGTTATCACCATGGGTATTATTACCAAGTAAAAAATTTATAACTTATGTTATGTTGTTAACAGAAGAAGAACAAATTATATTAGATGATACAATAAATGCAAAAATATGGAAACAAATTTTTGACGCTGATCCTAAGTCAGTAAAGATTATTAGAAAATGTCTTAAACAATTATTACTATAATAATCTAACTTGATAAATAATAACATATACTATATAAAGAGGTTTTTGTTATTATGTCATCAGATTATACTTTTAATTTTACTGATCCTACTGTAGATTCAATATTGGTCCCAACATATCATGTTGATGGGCCAGTTACTCCTATAACTAATACAGCTGTCGATCATATATCAAATCTTATACATTACCCAATAACAACAACTTCACCGACTACTACATTAGTATTAGTTGGTAAAGGTGTTGCAGATTATGGTGAAACAATTCAACAAAATTTATTATATATGTTAGAACATTTTGCTAATGGTGTTGCTCCAATTAACCCATTAATTGGACAATTATGGTTTAACAAAAATCTAAATGTATTAAATGTGTATACTTCAAATAATACCTGGGTATCGTTATTCAATAGTACTGGTGGGGTAGTTTCTGGACCGATTGCATTAACTGGACTAATTACTGATAATAATCATGCTACAACTAAATTATATGTTGATACTATGTTTAACTCAATAGATACTAATTTACAATTAAGTAGTAGTTATAATGAAGTGAATGGAAATTTAGAAATACAAGTAGGTAATGTTAATTCAGCAAATAATACAACAGTATATATACCACCAGTATCAGAGTTAGCAATATTAGCTCAATATAACGAATTTAACGAAGAGTTAACAGTATCATTATCAAACGGGCAACACTCGATAGTAAAAATCACAAAACCTACTATTGCTCGAACAAAAATTATATCCGCAGGTGAATCGATATTTTTTATACCTGAATATATAGTTAATAGTAATAGATTATGGATATTTGTTAATGGAGTTAAACAAATTTTAGATGATGATTATATTGAAACAGATAGTACAACTGTAACGTTTACACTACCACAAGCTGTTGGTGTGAAGTTAGAATTTTTGTATATATAAAAAGGAGATTTAAATGGCGAATGAATATATTTTACATTATACAAAAGATGCGTTAAAAGCACCATTACATATACATCCTAGAACAATTGATCGTGCGTCATCTTCGATTATATTAGTTGGAAAAGGAGTACAGAATTATGGTGACGAGATACAAGAAAGTTTATTACATATACTTGAACATTTCTGTAGTGATATTTCACCTACAGCTCCAACGGAAGGTCAATTATGGTATGATTCTCATAATAAAATCATAAAAGTATGCACTGGATTTTTATATAATTCATCAATACCACCGAATAATATAGCTGACCCTAATGATCCACATTATTTAAGGGACATTAATGGAATTCGAGTACCTAAATGGAGTAATTTAGTCGGTTCAAATGGATTAGGAAATAAAACAATATCAACTAATCCTCCTTCAGGTGGAGTTGATGGTGATATATGGTATCAGGTATAAACTATGAAACATATATATGTAAGAAATAATAATAGTAATAATCCAGTTCAACACACATACGTACATACAGCTGGATATTGGGTATCGGTTGTTTCAGTATGGGTAAAACAAAATGGAACATGGATACAAGTTTTCATAAATTAAATAAGTTTTAATAAATATAAAATAATACCGTAAAAATTACGTGAAGCGGCACGATTAAGGAGAATATCAACATGGCTAGTGAATATATAATTAATTACTCAAGTGATGTATTAAAAGATGCATTCACAATTTTACCAAGAACAGTCAACAATACTACATCATTAGTATTATATGGAAAAGGTGCACCTAGCTACGGTGAAGGATTACAAGAAGATTTAATACATTTATTAGAAAATTTTTGTAGTGATACTGCACCAGCTCGTCCTACTATTGGACAATTATGGTATCATAATAGTGCTTCAGTCTTAAGTATTTGTACAAGTATTACTCCGGACACATGGAAAGTTATTGGTATTCAAACAAGTGATATTGCACCTGTCGGTATTGAAGTTGGAGCTCTGTGGTTTGATATAGGTGAAGGTATATTAAATTATTGGGATGGAACAAAATGGGTACCTTTAGGTAGTTCTAGCGCAACCGGTGGAATTCCACCTTCGGGTCCTAAAATTGGACAATTGTGGGTAGATACCAGTATAGGTGTATTAAAATATTGGAGTGGAATACAATGGATATCGGTAGGTACTAATGATGAACAGACTGATTATGTTGCAGCAATTATGTTACTTTTATCTCCAGTTAGAGCAGGTTATTTAAGTACAGTAACATCAAATGTACAAGATCAGCTTGATGCACTATTTGGTGATATAACTAATATACAAGATCAACTTGAACTATTAGATACATGTGCTACTGCAGTAGCTGGTAAAGTAAGTAAAATCGGTGATACTATGACAGGATATTTATTCTTACATGCTGATCCGCTTTTAAATATGCAAGCCACTACTAAAAGATATGTTGATCTAGCAATATTTAATGCACTTAAACAGATTGGTGGATCAAATAGTAGTAATCAACAACATCAAATCGTAGTGCTCGCTACTATTAATGCACAAACAATTTTTACACTCCCTACCGCTCCTACTGCAGCGCATGTTGTATATGTTTCTGGGGTTGAACAATCATTAACTAATTATACTTTAGTTGGAAAGATATTAACATTATCTGTTGGTGTTATGAGTGGGACTGAAATTATGATTGACTATTACGATTTAAATGGTTCTCCTAACGGTGTATCTGCTATGCATATACAAACACAAGATACAATTGCTAATCAAACTGTATTAAATATAACTATCCCATATATAATGGGAAATAATAGTTTAATGGTATTTTGTCATGGTATTAAACAACAAATAACAAATGCATACACAGAAACATCAACAACATCAATTACGTTTACTGTTCCATTAGATGTTGATACAGAAATTACTACTATTTCATATGCACTTATAGGTGATGCTGCAATACAAAAGAATTCATTTATAGCAACAGCTGGTCAAACTGTTTTACCAATTGTCCCTATATATCATCATACAAACAATCCATCAGATCCGTTAAATGTTGATGTTATGGTGCATGTTGCAGGTGTAACACAAGGATTAACTGAATATACTGAAACAAATGGTTCATCGATAATTTTATCGAGTGGTGTAGCAGCTGGTACACCTATTGAAGTTTACGTATTTAATATAAACTAATGTAACGAGATAAAAGGATACAAATATATAAATTAATTAAATATATATGAGTATTATACAAGCTCATCAATTAGATATTGGTGTACATCCAGGTCAAGTTCCAGTATTTTCTAATATTGGAACTTTACCTTTAGGTGCTGATCCTGTTAATGAATTAGACGCGGTTACATTACGGTTTTTAAATCAATATGTAGCACAAATAAAAGCAAGTTCAACAAATCTCGATTTAAGTAATATACATCACGAACTCACGAATTTACAAAGTCAAATAAGCGATATTAATATTGTAACTAATATTGATTTTATTAAACAAGTTGATACACTTCAAGAGAAATTAACAGAACTTGAAAGTATTATCTTTAATATTCGATTAGAGTTAACTGGACCTCCAATGCCTGGGGATTTACCTACGTATAAGACATACATTAAAACGACAATTAATAAGTTGGTATCAAATGTAAGAGCAAAATACATATCTGATACGTTAGGTCAAAGTGAGGTTTATAGAGAAAAAGTTGATCAAGCTATTGATTATGTGTTACAGCGAGAAACAGTTGATATTGCGTTATATCCATTAGTTCGAATTGATGCTGAAGTATTTGATATAACATATTACGAAGCAGCTGAAAATATTATACAACAAAAGAAAGTATGGATGCAGCATACTTGTCGTATTGAAAAATTAAGATTGATTGTGAAAAGAGAAGTTGATTTAGCTCCATCTATAGATTATATTAATAAATTAATTGAGCAATTTATTATAGATTTAGAATTAATATAAAAAAAATTATGGCAAAATTACCTGATGTAGATATCGATTTGTGTTCTTCGTTTAATCCAAAAAACTATTTTCCAGAAATAGTATTAGCTTCTCGAATAGAAAAACATGAACTTAAAAAGCACCAAGTTGGGGTTTATTTTCAAAATATAGCTATAGATCCAATAACTAAATTTGCTGCTATTCCGTATGATAAAGCAGCTGAAATGAATTATTTTAAAATCGATATATTACATTTAACAATTTTAGATTATTTTGAAAATAAACAACAAATTAAAGTATTAATAAGAAAAGCTCCAAATTGGGAGATGTTAGAAGATCCAAATATTGTACAAAAATTATTTCAAATTGCAAAACATTATGATATTATTAATGAAGTTAAACCAACTTCAATTCTTGAATTAGCAGACTGTGTTGCTTTAATACGACCTGGTAAAAGATATTTACTTAAAAAATATAATACTGATAAATATAATATTAGAACAATACTTTATAATAAAACACATGCATCTGATTATAAAAAATCGCACGCTATTGCATATTCAACTATTATAGTATTACAAATGCATCTTATAGCAGCAAACATAATTAAATAGGAAATAAACTATGTTATTTGAAGATTACACCCAACATTTATCTAGTATAAATTTAACAGATCATCAAAAAATGGTACTTGCAAAAGCGGTTGAAGCTGGTGCTATTGATGAACCTGCTAGAGTTTTATTAGCTGATGCTAAATTTATAGCTGCAAGAGATATATTAGATGAATTAGATATAATTGAATATACTCATGAAACTGATTTAATTTCTATAACTCAAACAGGTATAAATATAATGCAACAAAATAACATTATAGATGAATCAAATCAATTAACAGAAGATGGTAAAGCTTACGCAGAGGATAAAGTACCTGACGAAAAAACACCAACTGTTGAACAGCATACATTTAAAGAATTTTTAAATTTAAGTTAGTTCAGCAGTATGTAATAAAGAAAGTGCTAATGATATAGTACGTTTTTTTCTTTTTTTAATAAAAAATATATTAGTCGTTGGATAATGTTGAACCGGTCCAATAATTCGAGTCACACTATCGATATGATATATTTTAAGTATTTTTGCCGCTGATGCACTCAACCCGTTTATCGACAAATCAACTGATAACGGTCTATTATAATAATTATTACTATACCAATCAATAGCAACTTCAATTATTTTACTTTCATCAACCCCTTCTGTTTTACATAAATCAAGTACATATAGTTTTATTGATTTATTATCTGAATTATCTATAATAGAAATTATGTTATGTAAATGTTTATATTGTAATAATGTCACAAATGGATACCCTATGTAATCATCTGGGTGCTGCTCAATTATAACATCTTTTTTAAATCTTGGTAATCCGTTAATCATTTTATACTTTCCTTGTCTGTTATGATAAATATTTAAAACATAAGAGTATTTAGTGGAGAGAAACATGAGTTGTACATTTAAACAATACTTAGCAGAAAATTATAAACTAAAAAAAATAAAAAGCTTAAAATCGTTGGTATCAAAAGCAGGTACGCATGGTGTTAATCAACATGATACATCCACTGGGGATATAGGAGAAAGCTATAAATTAATTAAGCTTCAAGATATGCATACAACTGAACCAAAATATGAAGAAGGTCATAAATTATTTAAAAAGTCACGTGGTCGAAATATATTCTATGATAATCCTCAAAATGGACCATACCCAACTGGAGCAAAAGATTGGGATGATGGCACAGATTATGAAGAAGATGAAGAAAACGTTGATTATGATAAGCGCTCCGATTATAATGATTCATCAGCTCATAAAAATCGACACCCATTAGCTGATTATTTAAATGATGATTCTGATGACAAAGGTAAATCACATAATAAAGATCATGATAAAAAGGATCACAAGCCTGATAAAGACAAAGATACTAAAAACAAAGACCCAGATAAACAGGGTTTAATTAGAAAAATCGATGGAGCTCATTTAATATATAAACGTGTTAATGAAGATGGTACATATAATGAGTTGTGGATGTATAATGTTAGTCGGGGAAATAAAAATGAATATGATATTAGGTCTGAAATATTAGCTAGTACTGACATTGAACAAAAAAGTGGTGTGTCTGCTAGTGGAAATCAGAAATATATATTATGGACCAATAATAATGTGCAAATGATGCAAGTAACTGGTCTTCCAAATTAATTTTTATTAAGAAGGTTTTATGCAAGAACAAAATGACATACTAGAATCACCAGTATTTGAGTGTGTGTTTATACAAGGAAGTTTAAATACTCACCCAAGTAGAGTATACGAGTTACCAGTTATAGAAGAAGTTGCTACTTTTTCGAAAGATATTTTTAATAATTTATCAACAGAATGTATAGAAACTGATATAAACCCAGGCACTGGGGATGTAGAATTAAAACTACCATTAACATTACAAGTAGCTATGGATGAATTACGTAAGTGTTTTCAAATAGCACAAAACTATAAAAGAGAAATAGCAGAAGCAAAAACTACTGTAAAAAAGAATTACCTCAAAAAGAAGAACAGAAAAAATAGTGAATATGCCGAAAAAATAATCATATTCATTAACAAATATCAGAGCAGCAGAGCTAATGTTGAAACACAACAAGTTATTATTTAATTGTGTAACACTTTATACAACGTGTAAACCACAAATTGTCTAAAAGTTCTCCTTTTAGTTTGTAGTGGCCGAGAAAAACGGAACTCGCAACCTTAACCGTTATTAACCCATTTCCAAGGAAGAAAAATGAAAACAGATAAAGAATTAGGAAAGCGTGTATTTGAACATTTAAAAATTTTAGGACTTGAAACTCCTGTAACAAATTTAGTATATGTTAATGATGATACAAAAATTGAACAAATTGTGCCATTATTCAAGCAAATAATGGAAGTATTAGGACTAGATTTAAGTGATGATAGTTTAGCAGAAACTCCTCAACGTATAGCTAAAATGTACGTTAAGGAAATATTTTCTGGTTTAAATTACGATAATTTTCCTAAACTCACTGTAATTGAAAATAAGATGTCATGTAGGGATGAATATATCCTTGAAAAAAATATAAAATTTAATTCAACGTGCGAACATCACTTTTTGCCAATTTTAGGTATAAACGGTGGTTGCCATGTGGCTTATATTCCAGATAAGTTCGTTGTAGGTTTATCAAAAATTAATCGTGTTGTTAAATTTTTTGCAAAAAATCCAGCTGTTCAAGAAAGAACTACTCATCAAATATTAGTGACATTACAATTTTTACTTGAAACTACAGATGTAGCTGTAGTTATTGATGCAGTGCATACTTGTGTTGCAACAAGGGGGGTTGAAGATGGAACAAGTTCAACCAGTACTGCTGCAATTGGTGGAGTATTTAAAACTGATAAGCAAATTCGTGCAGAATTCTTTAACAATTGTAAGTAGATGAATATAAAAAATAAGATTGAATTAGATAAATGGATGTTTACTCAATATCAAAATGGTCATGATATTCATTCTATAAAAGGTGCTCCTAAATCGTGGATGAAATACGAGGATGATACACCAATAGAACATCCAGTTAATTATATGTGGGTAAATTCTTCTACAGGCGAAAAATTTAACATCATTTACGATAAACCACAATAAAAATATTCATATATTTGTGTAACATTTTGGTAATTTAATAAATATTAGTACACTTAAGTAATATAAAATTTTATTACCAAAAATACATGAATTTACCATTAACTGTGCACTTTTATTATGATACTTATGATCCAGTCAATACATACCCGGATCCACAAAAATCGCATGGTTCTTTTAATTATAAAAAAATAATAGCTATGTCAAATGGTCGAACAATACATCAAACTACCTTATTTAATTTTCGTGGATATTTAATGAGTGATGAGTTTTTTTAAAACTGTAACTATGTAAATCATCAATTAATACAACTATAAAAATATTAGTTGATTTCTACATAAAAACTACATATAATACTAACATATTAACAATTAAATGTATTTTTATGAAACTAATATTATTAATCTTATGTTGCACATTATTATCAGGATGTCTTTGGGGTGCAAAGGGAATTTTAACTAAACCAGGTGGGTATTATGGTTGTGATCGGTTTGAATACAATGAAACTGCAAATTATCGATATCCTGGTTGGAGTAAATATAATAATTACGACATAATGAGACCTCAGTATAAAACTCAACAATATGATCATTATGGATTTAAATAATTAATTGTTTGAAAATTATAAATATACTTATATAACATAATTATGAGTATATTTAATGAAACTAGAAGAGTTATTTAAATCAAAAATAAAATCTAAAAAATTACCAAACAACATTACCTCAACTAATTTTATAAATGATAATAGAACTGATGCTGAATTAGAACGTGATTCATATAGAGCTAAAATGTTAAAATATCAAGAACCTTCAGGTGTTAATAGAGGTGAAGAACGTAATAATAAACAAGATTGGGTGTTTGGATAAAAAGATCAAATAATAGTTGATAGTTTAATTAATCCCTTTTATACTCATCAGAGTTATAAAAGGGATTAATATTGTTTAGTGCTAATGAATAGCACTATTTAACAGCAAGGATGCTATATGATTGAATTAACGGAATACCACAAAACATTATACGCAGATTTGTTACATTTAACAGACACCAATGAAGCGTTCTATTTCCGTGATAATATTAAAGACGATGTAACCTATCGTATTTTTACGTATAGATTAGCATCATATTCTGATTTTTTATTGCCAGGTGCACTAGAATGTCGCGGAATTATGTTTGAATTGGCGAACGATCACCCTGTTCGATTAGCTTCATTACCAATGGCCAAATTTTGGAATTGGAAAGAGAATCCCGCTACAACGAATCTCGACTTTCATAATTTTAAACAAATTATGCATAAATTGGACGGGAGCTTAATTTCGACTTTCCAACATAAAGGTATAGTTTATTTTAAATCTAAAACTGCATTATATTCTGATCATGCTAAAGCAGCTACTGATTATGCAATTAGTGTTGTACCTGATTATAGCAACAATATACAAACATCATTATATGATGAATTTAAAGTAATTGAAACTGCTGGACATACTGTTAATTGTGAGTTTACATCTCCACATTACCCATTTAGAATTGTTGTTGGTTATCAAGAACCAAAATTAACAATTCTAAATGTTCGTCATCGTGGAACAGGTGTTTATGTTACACTAGATGAAGTACAAAATGTTTTAAATTTATTTTATAAAAATAAAAACGATCGAATGATTACTGCTCATTGGATCGAAACTGTTAATGTTGCTAATGATGAAATTGATGATTTTATTAATTCTATTGATGCACAAACTGGAATTGAAGGTTATGTTATTCAATTACACGATGGAATGTTAGTTAAAATCAAAACTGATTGGTATCGTGCATTACATCATGTTAAAGATAGTATTAATTGTATGCGTAGATTATTTGAAGCTGTTCTTGAAGAAACAACTGATGATTTAAGATCAATGTTATATGATGATCCAGTTTCATTAGAACGCATTAATGATATGGAAATTAAAGTTGTTCATATTTATAATAGCACTATTAAAAATGTTGAATCTTTCTATGAAGATAATGTTAACCTAGATCGAAAAGATTATGCTATAAAGGGACAGCAAATACTTTCACATCTTGAGTTTGGTTTAGCAATGAATAAATATAGTGGAAAAATAATTGATTATAAAGGTATAATTAAAAAGAATTATAAATCATTTGGTATTATAGAAGATGAACCTGAACTAACTGAATAATATAATTAAATCCTTTGAGATTTAATGGCTCTCAAGAGATACTTAAATATATACTATCTCTTGTTAGTGTTATTTAATAATACGTGATATTGGACATTTTAAAATGACTGAAGTAGATGCTTTAAAAACAGAATTTGGTTTTGATCCAACTAGTATAGCTAATATAGGGAAATGGGGTATTGTACGGTGTCTAGAGATAGAGGAAAACGCTGTTGGTGCACAATTAGGTGATTTGTATATAATGACAAGCATATATACAGACAATCATCAAGATTTTGCAAAACTAGGTAGGTACATTGGAATGTCTACTGGAGCAATAATACCTACTGCAAGGTTTCATTATTATCGATCAAAAACCAACGCTATGAAAATAGCAAGCGATCGAAAAAAACAGCATCCAATTCAACCATTAGAATTCGATACTAATAATGTATTGCGGTTTAAACCCAATATGATTGTTACTAAGTTGTTAAAAGAAGGTCCATTTACTATGAATGATTTTTGTGTTGGTTTCTCTGATGAAGACAAAATACAATTTGCACAATTAATTGGATATAGTTTATCTGGTTTTAGTGAGCTATCATATGTTGATGACGCAACTTATGATGCAGTTCACCAAATGTATACAATGGGCATATCTGAAAGTGATGCACGAATATACACCCTTGAAGATAAATTAAAAATTGTTCAAGATAATCTTAAACCTATAATTATATCATTATTTAATATCCCTGAAGAAGATTTAACATTTTGAAAACAATCATCGCAGGTAGTCGTGGTGCAACTCAATATAAGTTTATTGAATTGGCTACACAATTGTGTTATTTTGAAGTGACCTCCGTTGTTAGTGGAACTTGTAGAGGTGGTGATAAATTAGGTGAGCGGTATGCAACAGCTAATAATCTACCACTTGAATTATATCCCGCTGATTGGAAAAAATATGGAAAAAGTGCTGGATTCATTCGTAATGCAGAAATGGTTGAAAATGCAGATGCGTTGATTGCAATATGGGACGGATTTAGTAATGGTACAAAAAATATGATTGAAATTGCAAGAAGAAAAAAATTTCCAATTTTAGTTTATAATTATGTGGCTAACACAGTTTGGGTACATACAAAAAAAGGATGGATACATATAAATGTACCAATATCTGAAATAGATAAGCTTTTAGTTGATTACTATCTATAATATTATTATAATGTGTATATGTTGTATGTTGCAGCAATATACATATCATACAAATAAGGAATAAAAATGACAGAATATACAGATAAAAACAGAATAGTTGTTAAAATTGGTGATATTATAAAATACGATGAACCAAATAGTAATAAATGGGGCAAAGCTATTTATGAAATAGTTTATCATCGAGGTGAATTAGCTGGAGTACTTAGAGTAGGTTATCCATATTGGACTTTTGATGAACAACATACACCTCTACGACTTATATTTTTTTGTATTAAGCCAGATACTGTTATGATTGATTCAGAAATTATTGGTAATATTCAGAAAAATGCTGATATGTTAACTATAGCATATGCTGAAATATTATTCCCAAATATTATTCCAATAGTTAAAACTATTAAATAACTTGCACAATATAAATTAATACCGGCATTCATTGCGCACTGTTGTTCCTGATTCGCCGTGCTCATGCACAACAGTCAAGTTCTTCGACAGTTCGACTTATGTGATTTCTTTTCTCAGAGGCAATGCCTTTGCCCAACAATAGAGTATTAATCGCAGCATTTATGTCACGATCATGCGTAGCTCCACAACTACAACTCCACTGTCTTACTGCAAGCCCATCAAAACCACTCGGACCAGTCAGGTCTCCGCAATTTGAACAGGTCTTGGTGGAATTTCTATTACTTACCAGAACTAATTCTCCAAATCCATCAATTCTTGACGCTAATTTGTTTTTTAGTAGTTCTCGTATTTTGCCAAGTGCTAAATTGGCGTACTGCTTTCCATATTTTTGAATTAATCCCTTAAAATTATCATCTGACCAGAATATTTTTACATATATCGCAGCCAAATAAGTAGTTAATTTATGGTGGTGATCAGTTCTTTGATTTGTGATCTTTCTTTGTAGATATTTTAATTTTTTCGAGTTCTTTGATTTCCTCTGCAAATTACCAATTTTCTTTTCTGCATCTTGGTAGAATTTTGGAAAATCAATTTGTACTCCATCACTCAATGTCAAACTTGTTTTTAAACCAGGATCAATTCCTGCTTCTTTTCCATCTGTTATTTCTATTTTTTCTCTTGTTTGGTCATAACAACAACTCACATACCAACAATCGAATTTCTTAATCAATGTACATTTTTTTAATTTGCCCGTGAATTTACCTGATTCACTGATTTTTAAAGTTGTCTTTAATCCAGGGATTTTTAATCTGCCTGATTTGTCAAACTTGATATCACCTGCAAAATAAAAACTTTTCTTTTGTCTACAATTTTTATAATGTAGTCTGTGAATTCCGTGTTTCTTAAAACTTGTTAACACCGCTTGAATACAACAATTAATCAATGCACTTGGAATTCCACATTTCTTGCTATGTCCAATTATCTTTTTTGATAATATACTTCTGAGTTGTATATCAGACATGAACATATACGCAAACCAGTTCTCGTCAAGTTCGTACTTGATTTGATTAATTACCCAATTTTCAATTCCAATAGCACTCCACAAGAAGTCATTGAGGACTTGTTCTTGTTTCTTAGTTGGATAAATTTTGTGTGAAATATTAATCATAAATATATTATGGCTGCTCCTATAATACGTATCCACTGCTTTTTCAACTGATGAAAATGAGATGTGTAGAACCAATTACAGCTATATAAAGTTGATTTATATTATATAATATGGTATAATATACCTATGAAAATAAAAGATATTATACCTGGTATGCGTTGTACAGTTAATAGACATGGAGATATCTATTTTGACACAGCTATAAGACTATTTTTGGGAGCTGATTGTATTGTAATTAAAATAACTAAATCAGGGTTAGTTCAAGTGGCATTAACAGAATTTCCTAAACAAGTATACAGTGTACCAGCTCATAATATATCTTTATTACTTTAATATAAGATAAACTAATTAATGGTATATAGTATATAGGAGAGAATATGAATAGGTCTAACAAATTAATAGTGCGAGATATTGATGATATGATATCAACAAATTTAATAGTTCGACATAAAGGAGGGTCTCATGCTTACGGTACAAATATTGAAACATCAGATATTGATATTCGTGGTATATTCTGTGCAGATGCAGTAAATATTTTAACTCCTTTTTATAAAGTTGAACATAAAGTTGAACAGAAAGTGGTATTAGATAAAGATATTGATATTACAATGTATGAGTTGTGTAGATTTGTAGAATTATACACTGCAGGAAATCCGAATATACTCGAGACACTCTGGATTGATCAAGTTGATATATTAGAAAGTACTACAGAGTACGGTATTTTAAGGGCTGTACGCCAAAATTTATTAAGTTCCAAAGTAGCTTTTACATTTACAGGCTATGCCTCTGCCCAAGCATCAAAATTAAAATCTCGTAGTAAAAATGTAAGTTATGAAGAAGATTTACAGATGTTGATTAATATATTACAACAAGGACTTCAAGATAAATTAATTGATTTAGAATTTATAGAACGTGAATGTGGAGATATAGTATTACAATATTTATTAAATAAAAAATTAATATAAGAATATTAAAGGTATTTGCTTGGATGAATTAATTATAAAAATTAAACAACATTTAACACGAAAAGATGGTAGATTAAATAATCATAGAATAACAGGAAATATAAGTACTGAAAATGCACAATTAATATCAGAGTTGGTAGAATTGACAAATTTTTTAGACGATTCTGCATCTATACCACAAAGATGGTGGCATATTAAAAGTAATATATTATATATACCTAGTTGTGAAAAGTGTGGAGCAAATACTAAATTTAAAGATAATAGGTATGACAGATATTGTTCCCATAATTGTGCAGTTACATCAATTGAAAATTCTATAAGAACAAGTAATGCATTTAAAGGTAAACTTGTTCCGCCTGAACGAGTATTGCGATCAAAAGAAACAAGAATAAAAAATGGATATTATAAAGATCGTGAATCAACAATTAAAAAATTTAGTCAATCAAAACAAGGTGCGAATAATCCATGTTATGGTAAACATCCTTGGAATTGGGGATTAAGAGGAGCAGAATGTCCTAATTATGGAACTAAAAAAGCAGAACATACTAAACGCTATGGAATAGATAATAACTTATTTGGAAAACCTGCACCGAAAAATGCAGGGCGAGGAGTGCATGGTAGATTTAATAATATACATTTTAGAAGTAGTTTAGAATTATGTTATTTAATATACTGGTATCGTAATAATATTGAAGTAGTATCTGCTGAAACTAAAACATTTCGTGTACAATATTATGATCAATTTAATAATATTAGATCATATGTACCTGATTATTATATTCCTATTACAAATGAATTATATGAAATAAAACCAAAGTTTTTTCAAACTAATACACAAGTACAAGAAAAATTTAAAACACTTATTAAATACCATACAGATAAAATATGTAAGTTTGGAAGTGGATATGAATTAATAGATACTATACAAGATATTATGTATAATATTTCACAATACATTGAAAATAATATATTAATAATATCAGAATCTCAACTTGAAAAACTAGAGAAAAATCGTAATGAAATCATTAGAACAATTATACATTCATTATAACAAACGAAAAAATTACCGTAGTACTACAAAATTATGCAAACCAAAAGAGATAGATTATGTATCTCTAGTTCATAATTTTACAGATGCTAAAATTTTTAGTATTGATATTAAAGACTATCAACATGGATACAGATTAATACCGTATGGTGATGCTTTATTTGGTTTGTATAAAGTTGATGGTTATGATACATTTGATGATCGTGGCTCATTAAATACAACTTTTGATCCTGAAACTGGATTTTTTACTGAAGATGATCAACGTAGATTACCAATGTTTATTCTTAAGTTTGCTAAACAAGAATATAATCGTGTTCACACTGATTGGAAAAATTATTGGGAGTGGAAAATTAACAGAAATGTAATTCGTGGTGCAATGGAAGAAACATTTGGTTATGACGGAAAGAACGCACTCCATTTAGTTCGCCTTATGAAAATGGGAGCTGAGATCTTAGAAACTGGTATTGTTAATGTTAAACGACCAGATGCTGCTGAATTATTAGCAATTCGGAATGGTTCGTGGTCTTATGAAGAGTTATTAGAATATTCTGAATATATGGATAATAAAATTCGTAATGAATTGTATCATACAACATCGTTGCCTAAAGTTCCAAATATCAAATTGGCTGCAAAAACGATTTTAGAAGTTCAAGAATCAATGTGGCATAAATGATATGAAATTGAACACTATATTAATAGAAAATCCACAAATAATTCCAGGTTTAGATAAACTTGAAGATTTAGATATTTATAATGTCAATAAAGCGTTATTTCAAACTCTTATACATCGAGCTCAGTTTATATATCATAAATTTAATGATACACATATAGTATATGTAGCAAACAATGAGTATTTTTGTTTGGATTATGATTTGAAAAAAATTTCATATTATATGAAATATGAAGTTGGTCAAACACCTATATTGGGAACATACTTATGGCAATCATTAATATGGCGTGCTAAACAAACTCCTTATATTAAGACACTACCCCACGATATATTTTTTAATACTTTATTACCAAAATATGGTACTATATGTACAGATGGACAACAAATTAATGATGGTAGAGATTTCTGGGAATATCAAATAATATATGCTCTTAACAACAATATAAATGTATATTATCATAATATGCAAAATAAAGATTTAATTAAAATTAAAAATAATATGCATTTTCATAAATTAATAAGTCAGTATGACATATGGGGTGATACTTTACAATATCAAAAAAAACGTATGGTAATAACAAATCATATATTACCACAAAGTAATATGAAGTAATAAATGATTTGAAGAGCGATTGAAAATAATGCAATTCAAATAATACTAGACTATTAATATGAACCTTAATAATGCAAGAAAACATTTTCCGTTAATAATTGAACAAGCTCACCGAAACTTTGATAATATCATTACAGAACACCCTGGTATGATTGAAGTAGTTGAAAACGCGGCTGTAGAGTTAGTTGATATTAAAATGGCTAGAGTATCTAAATTAATAATTTTGCGAAAAATTATAGATAAATTTAACGATATTATATATTCTTATACAGCTTGTAGTAAAGGATGCTCATCTTGTTGTTACATGGCAACATTAACATTTTCAATAGAAGTTGAAGAAATAGGAATACGTGTTGGGAAAAAACCAAAACCTTTTAAAGGTATATTTAAAAATATTGATGATGCAACATTAACTAAAGTACAAGATGAAATTCAAGGTATTCCATGTACATTTTTAAAAGATAATCAATGTTCTATTTATGATATAAGACCATTAGCTTGTAGATTACACCATAACTTATCTGAAGTATCATTTATGTGTGATACTTCACTTAAATCTGAAGATACCTGTATTCCAAAAATCGATTTCCCACAATTCACTTTTGCTATGGTAGTAATGCTCAGTGGTGATGGAAATAAAATGGGAGATATTAGAGAAGCATTTCCCACTTCTGCAAAATCTATTTATCAAATAGGTGATAATCATGTTAATAACAAAATGTAGTACATTGACAGGTAAAATACATCAGTGTGAAATTAATGTAACTGAAGAACAATTAACGGCTTGGCAAAGCGGTATGCTAATACAAGTTGCTATGCCTCAAGTTTCATCTGATGATAGAGAGTTTATTATAACTGGATCCACCTCCGAAGAATGGGATGAGATATTTGGTGGTAGTTAATAGTTGGTATTAAAATGATAGATTTTAATCAATTTACACTAGATAAAAATATTAAAAATGATAATTGTTCTGGATTAATATTTAAAGCAGAAGTACAATCATTTATGGATAAAAGACATACATATGTTAATACCTATAAAATAGTATTATTGAGACGGAAATCTTGTAAATGTATTAATTGTCAAATACTATATGATTGTTATTTAGAATCATGTTCTAATGAATGTTGGCCTATATTACCTGATAATATAACTAATGGATTATTGTATACTTTGAACATAATCAATGAACATAAAGATTGGGAAACAGGTAATGTAGATGATTATGATTTTACTTTTGTTGAATTACATTAATAATATTTTTGATATAGATTATTAACTCATAACATCGCTAATAATTGTTGTTTTATTTTCGGATCTGTATGTCTATGTAATAATTGAGAAGCAATATTCATAGCGCGAATTTTATAATTAACTTTACTATCTACTTGTTGTGATAATTTTGCAATATATTTTTGCATTTTAACTATATTTTTAGGATTACCATATACTTGCCCTGCAAGAGCCATCATGCTGTTTGCTAAGGTTGTGTGATTACCAATATTATTTAACACTCGTTGTACTATTGTACACACCATATCATAAGTTAGTGCTGCATTTAAAGTTGCAGCATCTTGTTTAATAATACTCCACATTACCATAACTTTTGCAACAGTATGTGCTCTATCTTCCGATATTGTTGCATTATTATTAATAATTGAACGTAAATCCGCTACAAGATTAGCACCAGATTCTGTTATTAAATTATTAACTTGTTGAATTAATTTCATTATATAACATTCTCCACATCAGTTGATGGGTGTGTCGAATATGTAGTCGATGAATGATGTATTTTATCAATTATATGAGTATATTGTTTTTTTAATTTATCAATAATATTTATTAATGCTTTAGGATTAGTTTTTACTAATTTTAAATAGTGTGATTGTAACTCAATTCCTGATACTCCTTCATCATTTATCATTAAAGGTAATTTACGTAACAACTTAAGCTCAATTGGTTGTAACGGATCAACACCTTCAACATCAAGCATCACACTTAAAAAATCACGAATAGAATTACTATCTATGGTTTTACGAGATTGTGGATATCTCAATAAATCAAGAGCTGCTAATATGCCAAATCGATTACGAATATCATTATCGGTTATATCATTTTTAAACTTATGTTTGAGTACTGCACCTAACGTATATAAAAAACTAACAACAGTTTCACATACAAGTACATCGTTCTCCACTAACATATACATGCTATTACTATAAATAATATTAGCAACTTCTTGTAACTCACGTTGCTGATTATTTATAGTGTTGTGTATCTCTTTAATCATAATCACAAACTGATCCTTAGTTAAGCAGGTTGCGGAGCTGGTATCGTATTCGGTGCAGTTGTTGGTTTATTTTGAGTAACCGGTTGTGGTGTAGCTACCGGTTTATTTTGGGTAGCTGGTTGTGGTGTAGTATTTACCGCTGTTTTTAATTTTCCAGTTATTTGACCATACTGAGATCTCAATTTATTAATACTTGCTAATAGCATTTTAGGATTTGATTTAGCTAATTCTAAATACCCAGCTCGTATATCCATACCAGATTTACCTTCATCATTTTTCATATTTTCCAGGCTATTACATAATTTAACTTCAATTTGATTTAATGGAGTAGCAGTTTCAACTCCATTGATTATATTCAAATATGCACGGACTGAATTACTATCTATTATTTTACGAGCTTGAGGGTATCTCATTAAATCAAGTGCAGCTAACACACTAAACATATTTCTAGTAGCATTATCATTAGGATCAAGTTCTTTACCTGCGTTTAATTTTGCAACCAAAGTACCTAAAAACCCTTCAGCGGATTCACATAACATAAGACTATTTTCTTCTAATATAATGCTATTGTGTTCTATAATATCAATAACTTCTTGCAAAGTTTGTAAACTTTCATTAAGAGTTTTATTTATTTCTTTAATCATACTCACGTGAGTATCTCCTTTAATTTTATATATTAATATTTATGTAATGCTATAGTACTATAGTTTATTTTTTGCCTTAACAGCTTTAAACCTATTCATTAAATTACCACCAGGTGATGGATATAGATTAATAGATAAAAATTCCCACACCGATACTGGAATTTGGACTCGTGTAGCTGAATCAACTGTTTGAATTAATGTCATAGCCATTTTCATAGAATACTCACATCCAGTTTTTAAGTACTCAAGTAATTCATTTAATATCAATAATGTGTGAACATCATTTGTTAGTTGATTGCTTACATTAGGTAAATGAGCAATGTATTTTACTTCATCTTCAATATCTTTTATTTTAGCTTTAATATCTGATATAACAGCGGTAGGTACTTTAGTTGTTTCTTCTTTTACTTTATCCTCTTTTTTTGTCTCAGCTGCTTGTTTTTTAAGAAAATCTTCCATATATTCAACTTCAACTTCTTCATTTAATGTATTTTCAACTGATTCACCCATACTTTTTTGTAATATAGCTTCATCACCTTCTTCTTTTTCACGTTCATAATCAGATTTATAATCATCCAAATCATCATCAGGTATAAAATGATCACTAACTTCATCTTTATGTTGAGCTTTTTTTAAGTCTGTTAATATTTTTTCTAATTTTAATATTATTTTAGCCACTTCAACATCATTATGATCATGTTTATCTTTTCCCATATCAGCTGACTGGTGGTGAGCTAATTTATGAGCTAATAACTCTAATGAATGTATATCTTTGCTTACTGCTCGATCATGAGGATCTTTTGCATATTCTAATAATGTATAACTTTCATTCACATCTGTATCGGGTTCAAAATATGACACAACAGTATACTGTTCATCGTTATTTGTAATTTTATGTACAATATTATTTTTAACTTGTTTATCAAGTGAAGCCCATTGAGTTTTAGCTTCTTTATAAGCTCCACCTTTAATATGACCTAAAATACTATCTAATTTATCAGTGATAGTTTTATATTCATGTTTAAGATTAATGGATTCAGCTTGATTATGTTCTTTATTATAATGCTTAATGGCAGCAATTAATACATGCTTAACAGTACCAATAGACTCTGAGTCTTTATGTATAGGTGTATTTTCCATTATAATGGCAGGTGGAAGTGTTTTAACTCCAGCTAACTTTAATATTTCATTTGTGATCATATTATGGTACCTTTTTATTAATATGTGATATTAATATATTTATGTATATTCAACATAAACAGCTATTATCATGGTTAATTTGTAAATAAATATAAATATATTTACGAACATACCAATTTGGAGTGTACATATGCCGAGCCATAGTTCAAAACAAAAAAAATTTATGACTGCAGTATGCAAAAATAAAAAATTTGCTAAAAAGGTGGGTGTACCACAATCTGTTGGTTGTGAATTTCACAACGCTGATAAATTAAAAGAATCAGTGTTAACATTCAAACAATTTTTAATCATCTAACGGAGCTAGATAAATGAGTCTATTAAAAGAACTAAATGATATGATCACAGAAACATCTGACGGTACAGTATCTTCCAGAACTAGAGCAGTTGTGTATCATGCTGATTATGAAAAACGTAAGAAAAAAAGAAAAGCTAAAAAGCAAAATTAAAAATGCTATTGCATGAATTATTAACAAAGCAAATAAAATCCTTACTTATAGCTCGAACTCCAGCGCATGAAAAAAATACAACGGAGTTTGAGTGGCTTGAAGGAGGAGGATATACTTTACCTAAAAAATGGGAAAAATTAGGACATGGTTCACAAGCATCTACTTTTTTACATACTAGAAGTAATACTGCAGTAAAAGTTCTATATGTTGAAGGTACTCAAGATCCCGCATACCAATTCTTAAGGTTATGTGTTCAACATCAAAATAATATACATTTCCCACAAATTTACGCATTTAAACAATATAAAACAAATGATCCTGATATTTCAAAAATAATACTCAATATGGAACGGTTGTATAAAATTACTGGTAGCAATATTAAAATTGTAGAAAAGTTATTAAATACAAAAATAAATACACCAACATCTCTTAAAATTAACATGCAAGATGTTCAATTTAGAAAATCATTAATAGATCGTGCAAAGACTTTAGAACTTAAACAAGCATTGCGGTTAATTGAAATATTATTTAAACATTATAATCAAGATATGCATATGGGGAATGTTATGCTAAGATACACTGGTTCTGATTATGAAGTAGTGTTTATTGATCCAGTGAGCTAATTTTATTATACAAAAAAATAGTAGCCATTTTGACTACTACTCTAAGTAAAAACCTGTGCGGGTTGTTAAATATATTTAAATAGTTTCTATTCGTACCATACCAATGCCAGCAAGTTGTATTGCTTTTGCGGCACCTCGTGATAAATCAATAAGTCTACCTTTAATGTACGGTCCTCGATCATTTACAGTTACAATCACTGATTTATGATTTTTTAAATTTGTAACTCTTACTCGAGTTGGTAATGATAGTGTTCGATGAGCTGCTGTTAATCCATTTGGATTAAAATGAGCGCCAGTGCTGGTTTGATTACCTGATTCACTACCATACCACGAAGCTAGTCCTATTGCGCGATACGACCCCGTAATTCCTTGTACTATGTGTGTTTTCCATCCTTTGTGTTTTGTAGTTTTTTGTTTATGTGTTACTGTAACATTACCTACATGGTGTGTTGTTTTCAATTTATAAGTTTTTGCGTGTATTGTACTGTTCCACATTATTAATATTGATAATAATAACATGCGAACAAAGCCACGGCTTAAATGATTAAATATCATTTTCATTAGCTATACCTCCTTTGTGAGTGTTAGCGCTAATATGAGGTCAAAATTTGAACCTCATTGGTTGCGAGTGCACAGGACATAGTGTGGAGATTAACATCTCGGTCGTTCAATTAAGATCGTAACACTATTAAGTTGAACTAGAATATTATACAAACTATATTCACTTCAGGCGATGATTGAGTTGTTAATCACTCTTCTCACTTATATGCGCCCTGGTTCGTTCTGACCAATAATTTCTTTTCTAAATTAACCCTACAAGATGTTTTGCAGAACTAATCATTTTTATTTATCATTTTATAACCCCAAATTTCACTGTTTAAGTGTATCTTAAGATTTAATTATCTTGACCATCATCTTCAAATAATAATAAATCATGTACCTACAGTGTTACCAAATACACTTGCATGAACACGATGACAATAGATATATCCTCGCTTAATACATTTTAAAGCAACACCTTTTGCAATGTCTTGTTGCTGCTCCATAGTACACGCCATTGGCATAATATATACTTTTTGGTTTGCAGAGCTATCATTAGCAGAATATAGTTTCATAACATCAGCAACTTCATCAAAATCTGTATCATTGTCTCCACATACAAACTTAAAATATTGTATATGTCCCGACACATAACGTTGCATATTAGCAATATTAGGATTAATAGCTACTTCTCGCTTTTCACCACTAACAGACAATTTTGGACTATTACTCCAAACAATCTTACGGTGTCTACCTCTCATGCTACCATTGTATTCCCATTCATTTAAACTGTCAATGAATGTTTGTTTTAATGGGACAGAACAGTTTGTTTCAATAATAACTGTTTCAACTGATACCAATATAGGTTCATTCAATAATTCAATAATTTGCTTTTGTTTAAGAGTTGGTTCTCCTCCTGTTAATGATAATATAATGGGAAGTCCTGATCTGGATTTCCAAGAATAATTTGGTAATAAACTTGTTACAACCTCTGCTAACTCTTTAATATCATATCTTTTCCAAAGATGTTTAAATCTTTTATCCCAAGAATAAATCGAATCACACCCACGAGTTATAAGAGGAATATCTTCTAATTTTGTATAATCTGCTGGGTCAAAACCAAGTACTTCATTCGTAATTTCAACCATTTCAGGGTTATTAAACCCCGCACATGTAAAATTGCAACCTGCAAATCTAATGTAAGCTGTTGGATATCCGGCAAACATCGCTTCGCCTTCTATACTTAAAAAAATTTCACTCACTGGTGCTGTCATATTATTTCCTTATATTTGATACTATTGTGCTTATTCTGTCTGCAAGCTTTGGATTTAATTCATCTCCATCACAATCTCTACGAACACACATATTAAACGCTGACTCTAAAACTTGACAAGCTTCATCAAGAAGTTTATTTTTTTCATAAGTTGCTTCATTTTCAACTTGCTTTAATACTTGTAATAACGATAAACTGTTAGGTATACCAACTTGTTCCATCAATTGTTTATAACGATTATCAGAAATCATATATTCTCCTTTTTATGTTGATATAAATTATACTATAAACCACCAAGTTAATCCACTAATATGTTAAATATATTACTCGGATGTAAAAGCATCTGAGTGAGTTGATTGAGAAATTATAAATATAAATACGTAATATTTATTAAAGGTAATTTCATGTTATTAATAGAACTTGTAGGAATAATAGACGGACAGTCAGCTGTTGCAGCTGCAAATAGTATTAAACGAGATTGTCAGCGTTTTATTAAAGAATGGGGTAGTATACCCATGCCTGATTGTGCTATATATAGAGGTATGATTAATAGTTGGCCTAATATATTATATTATACTAAACCTAATCGAACTCCAGTAGGTATGGATGTAGCTACCCAAAATAAACTCGATGATTTTTTTCAAGAAGAATTTGGTCACAGGTATAGAAGTGAACATTCATTATTTTGTACTGGTAATCCTGAACATACGAAATTATTTGGAGATGTACATGTAATTTTTCCAATAGGGAAGTATTCATATATATGGTCACCTGAAGTAAATGATATTAATTATACATTATTAAGTCAGTCTACTGATGAAATAATAGCTAATACTCATTTTATTCATAATAAATTACTAAATAAAGTGCTAGATCATGAAGTAATGATCAATGTTGAATCATATTACGCAATACCAATAAAAATTTATAAGAGATCTGTATATCCATTGCTCATTAAATAGGAATATATAATGAAAGTGCAAGCATTATTTGAAATGATGATAAATTTGCGAACACCACAAACTGATGATAAAGTTTTACCGTATGTTGATTTATATTAATTTATTATAATCAGATTCCCACATAACAACAAGATTATAACCTAAATTTTTAATTTTTTGTTCACGATCAATAGTTTTTTGATATAATTCACCCATTGTCTTGTATATTAATGTATTATAAAAATCTGAAGTATATATATTGGTATTTCCATGATAATAATCACCATAAAACTCATATATAGTATTTGTTGACTCACAATAACCATCAGCTTTATATCTTGTAGTTTTTATTTTGTGTTCTCCTATATTACCCGCATGTTGAATAAATATATTTTCACTTTGCATAATTGATTCAATCCAATTAATACTCTTTTGACTGTGTCCCATAGAATTACATTTACTACACCCACTACCATTTAAATGTGAGTTTGGTATTTGTGGAAAATCACCATGTTTATTACAATGTAATATAATTTTACTATCACTTTTTACATATACTACTTTTGAATAATCGTATTTGTTATTATGAATTAAATTTGCTTGAACAATAAACTCTTCAGTCGAACTAACACGACCAGTACATTTAATACATCCAGTACCGCACAAATGATAATGAGGTTTTTGTGGAAATTCACCATGTATTTTACAAAAAATAATTACTTCTGTAAGAGCATTGATAAAATCAACTTTTGAGTAATTATATTTATTTCCGTGAACTAATTTAGCTTTTTTAATAAAATCTGAAGTTGATTTAACTTTACCTCCACATAATGGACACCCACTACCACTCAAATGTGAATCAGGCTTTTGTGGAAATTCACCGTGTAGTTTACAAATTATTATCACTTCAGTGTTATTTTTTATATAGTCAACATTTGAATAATCGTATCTTTCACTATGAATTAATTTTGCACTTTTAATAAATTTAACAGTAGTAGATCTACGATTAACTATTCTACAAAAAGGACACCCATGACCAGTTAAATGATCTTCTGGTTTTTGTGGAAACTCTCCATGCTTATTACAAATAATAATAACTTTAATATTACTTTTTATATAATCAACTTTTGAGTAATCATATAAATCACCATGTTTTAACCTTGCTTTTGTTATAAATTCTGGTAATGTAGTTTTTCTTGTCATTAAAACGTTCCACCTTTATGGTTGTATTATATCATTATAAACTTTTATCAACTCATATATTATATAAATACACGAGTTGATTTAATATATTATAAGAGCTATAATATATTAAATCAAGAGAGGTCCATGCTCATCCCTCTATAAATATTCTGTGTTATTAGTTAACATTAATTATAAGGAAATTTAAAAATGAAAAATAACACAAATAAAACACATTTACGTGCCTCCATCTTCTTAAGTGATTTAACCGTTGTAGACCACGCTTACATTGATAATAAAGGACGAGTAGTAGGAGGATCATATAATCCTGGATTTATAGTAACAGGTGAAGTTTCAGATGATGAAAGTGTTGTTGTAGATTTTTCTACAGTAAAAAAAGATTTAAAAACCCACATGGATAAGCATATATTTGATATTGACTATAATGGATTTGATCATAAATTATGGATAATTCAAGGTTATTCAAATTGTAAATTTCATGATGATACAATTAATGATGAATGTCGTGTTGAAATTATAACTCCAGCATTTATAGGTATATTTCCAAGTGATGCAATCAGGTATATTAAAAACCCATTAGATGCTAAATTTAGTGATGCATTTATGGGCTCACAATTTGCTATACATTTAACAGATTGTTTAGCAAAATTATATCCTGATGTTAAGATTCAAGTTGAATGCACAAATACAACAAATGTACATTTAATGGACCCGTTTATGCCTATTGAAATGTTCAGATATAGCCATGGTTTAAAAGATAGCACTAGTTGGGGATGTCAAAATCTTGCTCATGGACATTTTTCTTATATACAATACTTTGATAACGAAGAGTGTAAAAAAATAGCACAAGATTTACACAATGCAGTTTTTATTAATGCTGAAAATATTATACATGAAGACAATGATGAAATAACAATTGAATATACTACTTCACAGCGTGGATATTTTAGAGGTACATATAATAAACTATTACATAAAATAATAGTATTATCCACTGAAACTACAATTGAATATATTGGAAATTTTATAAAAGATACATATAATATTTCTAATTTTTATGTAAGTGAAGGACTAAGTAAAGGTACATATATGGGATAATTTATGAGATATAAACAATTATTAGAAAATCCATTATTCGCTCCAATTTCGTCTCGAGATTATTGGGATAGTGATGATTATATTGATATTAGTGATATTAAACATAATTTTACATATTTATGTTCTGTAATAGTTAATAATATTGAAGTTAAATTTTTTGAATTAAATAATAAACAACAAATTATTGGTTGTATAAAATCAATTATGCCATATGAAAATAATAAACCTGGATATCATATGATATTTATTTTACATGTTAAAAAAACAAATATAAAATTACCAGTGGAATTTAATAATGATAATATTATTCAAACTATAGATGTATCTACAGATCGTAAATTTGCCTTCAGAGGATTAACTACGTTTGTATATTTTAATGTCCTTGTTGATAAATTAGGGTACACGGTAGTTTGTGGTGATGAACATTTATTTGGAGGTGTTAAACTTTGGCGCAAAATGTCAAGAGTTGCAATGCAGTATAATAAAGTAATATATCTTATAAAAGACGGACAATATGTTTTAGATAAAAATAATCAACCATTAGTATTTGATGATACTAATTTCCCTAAATCAAAAATTTGGAGCACTCTACCAAATGAAAGTGGTAAAAATGTATTATTCGTAATTAAAAATAAAGAATAATTCATGTTTAACCATTTTAATATTAACGAAACAGGACGAGATTTTGTAGTAGGAGATATACATGGATGTTTTGACCAACTACGAACAGCTTTATTATCAGTTGATTTTTTGTATGATACTGATAGGTTGTTTTGTGTTGGAGATTTAGTCGATCGGGGTCCTAATTCAGAAGAATGTATCGAGTGGTTGCAAAAACCTTGGTTTTATTCTATTCGCGGGAACCACGAGCAAATGGCAATCGATTATCTAGCTGGTTCGTATGCTACTAATATCTATCTCGCTAACGGAGGTGCGTGGTTTATCGGATTAACACACATAGAACAAATTGATATTGTAAATGAGTTTATAGCACTACCAATTGCACTTGATATTCAAACTAAAAATGGATTAATAGGGCTTGTACACGCTGAGTGTCCAGTAAATGATTGGACACAATTAGAAATTGAATTTGCTGGAATTAGTTCTAGAATATATATTGAAATATGCATATGGTATCGAACACGATTTAATTGTAACATTACCAGTCTTGTTGATAATGTTGCTCAAATTTATGTTGGACATACTCCAACACTTGAACCTAAGCAACTAGGTAATGTAAATTATATTGACACAGGTGCTGTATTTGGTAATAAATTAACAATTATACAAATTAATTAAACGGTGATTTATATGTCATATTATAAATTTTGGTATAAATTTTCTAAAAAATATGGATTTCGTTGGGTATTATCTCATTTTATTCGAAATTTATATTTTAAATACTATCGTATGCGTGCATGGTGTGCATATAAACGATATTGTTATAATCGTAGAATTATCAGATTTTTAAAATTATGAATCAGCAAATTGAACAATATATTAACGAAATAGTTGTTGATAAAGATTGGGATATAGATCACAATTATGAGTATATCCAGATCAATAAGAATAAATATTATGGAGACGGTCAAGGTGATTTTGAAAAATCATCTTATGATGTTACTAATAAGTGTCTTATAGATCATATAGCTTATTGCCGAGAGCAAATTGCATTAGCTAAAAACGAGTTAAAAAAGCGCAAATTAGCGAAAAAATTATGAAATCAAGGATAATATTATGACAACAACACAAAATATATTTTTAACAAATATTGTAACATTAATGGACAGTGTATATTCTAAACCCAGTTATTCAGTTAACATAGATCACCATGTTGATGTTACTGCTGGTCCAACTGAAGAAATAGCCAAATTGAGACAATCAAAACTATCTTTAAATATTAATTTGTTTAAAGATGCGGTTTACCTCACAGAAACATCTGACTACGCCGAACTAGGACAATTATGGAAATCATTACACCCGTTAAATGTTTGGGGTGGTGATTTTGGATATGGTTGTATTTTTTCTATGAGTCAATCATAAATTATAATATTAGTAGAGTAAAAACATAAATATAGTATACACTATACGAGGTACAAATTATGTCATTACTCCAAAAGTTGCTTGAAAGTTCTAAAAAAGATAAAAAAACTGAATTAAAAAAAGCAGTAGTTAAAACAATTGATAAAACCGTTAAAATAAAAAAAAATACTAAGAAAAAAACAGCTAATGAGAATCAAAATAGTACATCATTATTACATGAGTTAGTTGATGAGTATAGTGTTTGGCATAAAAAAAATAACCCTAATGATGAGATATATAATCCGGAAGAAACTAAAGACGAAATACGAGCTAAAATACAAACATTAACAGTAAAAATAAAAAAGTTAGAAGATAAATTACATTGGAGAGAAGCTGATTATGTTCGATCTAAAATAAATCAACTAAACTTAAAATTATATAAACTTATAAAAGTATCTGAATCTAAAAAAACTAGTAATACTTTGTTAAAAGAATTACAAGATTCAGACGACGCAGAGCATTTAAGTAAATCTGAAATAGAACACAAACTGGATAAGTTATTGAATCGACAACGTCAGTTAAGAAATGCTGGTGATAATGAAAAAGCTGAAACGTTAAATTTTGGAATAAAGCTGCTTGCACATAGATTAAGATTAACTGGTATGGTATCTAAAAATGATACATATGCTTCTTTATACCACCCCTGGCAGTTGCATGAATCAAAACAATTAAAAAATAAAGAAACAAAAAATGGTAAAAATACTATTTCTAAAATGAACGATAATGTAAAAGAATCAAAGACTCCAACATTATTACGTAAGTTGCTTGAAGGTGATGAACCTATGAGTAAATCTGAAATAGAAGCAAAAATTGATGAATTAAGTATAAGAAAAAGATATTTTCAAGATAAACGAGAACATAGACAAGCTGATTATGTGAACTCAGAAATAACACATTATATTCGTAAATTAAGAGCACTTGGTCCTGTTTCTGACAAAGACTCGTATGCTAGGTTATATCATACATCACAAATTATTAAATCTGAAGATGAAGAAGAATTAATTAATAGTCAACCTGGTATGGACCGATTAAAAGATAAAGTTGCATCTGAAGAAGCGCATAAGCAATATACACAATTACAAGCTACAAATAACTTATCGTGGGATGAAAAAGAAGAACTTGAAGCAATGGCTCATAGTAAAACTAAAGCAGAACCTGATCCAGTTAAAAAAATAGAATGGGAGTTGCATAAATTGGAAGCACAAAAAGCTCATCATCAAGCTCATCTCAATAGAGCTAATGCTAAATTACAGGATCTAGATATTCAAGATCATGTTCGTAGTATGATTAAACATATTACCATTCCTGAACAAGAAACTGCTATAAAAAAACTAACAGCAAAGATTTATAAGTATCACACAGAGTTAGATCAATTACACGCATAATATATTAATACTAGTTGATATTAGCAATATTATTTCATATAATATTGCTAGTTTTAATATAACTAGTATTAATAATAGATATGACGACACTTACCGCTGAATATATTTTAAAAATACCTAAAGATAAACCTGAAAAATTATTTACATATGATTCATATATAAGAGAATCTAAAGTTTTACTTAAAATTTGGCACCCTGATGTATGTGACCACACAGATGCTGATAAAGTAACAGCTCACATAAATGTTCTAGTTAAAGTTGCAAAAGAAAAAATAGCTAAAAATAATTGGAGTATTAATGCCGTATTTGAATTTATTTCTGATGGTACAACTTATCGAATGAAATATAAAAAACACCATTCGTTTGAATTAGGAGATATGTATATTGGAGATACAAAAGTTATTTACATCATAAAGGATGAATATAAAAAATTATCAGATAATGCAATTAATATTATTGCTAACTTGCGGTACGCGAGTGATAAAATGAAACAAGAATTTCAAAAATATGTACCCCACTACTTAACCTATTACACAGCAAATTGTGGTCAAGTTATTGTAATAAACAAAACTAAAGATTTATTGTTATTACATGATGTTATAGAGCATTATGAAAATCATATAATACCTAAAAAGCATGCAATGTGGGTCATAAGTTCACTTTATAATATTTCAGCATTTTTAGAGTTTAACAAAATTACTCATAATGCTATATCTCCCATGACAGTATTTATTAGTCCGGAATTTCATAGTGTTACATTATTAGGTGGCTGGTGGTATACACGTAAAAACGGTGAAAAATTATTAGGTATTCCCGGTAGTTTAATGAGCCTATTTCCAAAATCAGTTATAGAAAGTAAATTAGCTGAGTCAAAATGTGATAGATTGTTAATAAAAGGTACAGCTATTAAATGTTTAGGTGATGATACAATGACTGGTTCAAAATTATTATCATCGAAAGAGCTTCCGAGTGCTTTAGTACATTGGTTAAGACAACCAAGTAATAAAACTGCGGTTGATGAATATAAAGCGTGGATGCAAATATTAATAGACACAATGGGTCCACGTAAATTCATAGATTTACAATTAACTGTTAATGATATCTACTAAAAATCACAGTATTATCAACCGATGATTTAAATCATCATTTTTAAATGTAGTAATAATATTAATCACGAGGTATATATGGGTACAAAAAGATGGGATCCAGATGATTGGAGTAAGTATTCGGCAACAACATCAGCAAAACCAGCTGCAGCAATTTTTACTAGTCGTAATTTACATGAGGATTTAGATCCAAAAAAGATCACTATTCGTGAATCACGTGATTCGGATCTAAATCCAAATTCAACACCTGTAATTGCAGCTTGTGATGTAACTGGTTCAATGGGTATGATTGCTGATTATTTTGTAAAAACAGGATTAGGTAAGTTTTTTGAGGAAGTACTTGATCGTAAACCGGTTTCAGATCCTCATTTGATGGTAATGGGTGTTGGTGATTTTACATGTGATCACGCACCTCTACAAGTGAGTCAATTTGAGGCAGATATTAAAATTGCAGAACAGCTTGAAAAGGTTTATATTGAAGGCGGTGGTGGTGCAAATGATAGTGAAAGTTATGATATGGCAGTGTACTTTGCAGCGTATCATACATCGATTGATTGTTATGAAAAACATGGTAGAAAAGGTTACTTATTCACAATTGGTGATGAAATGCCACCAGATGGTACACCAAAATTGTTAATTGAAAAGTTCACTGCTGATACAGTACAAGCAACTGCTGATTTCAAAGATACTATTACAGCAGCTGAAAAAATGTATAATTATTATCACATTATCGTAGCTGAAGGTAATTACGCACGTAGAAGATTAGATTCAGTTAAAAAAGCGTGGACTGAATTATTAGGACAAAATGCTGTAGTGTTGGAGGATTATCACAGTTTATCTGAATTGATGGTAAGTCTTATAGAGATTAATGAAGGTCGTGATAAAGATGATGTTATCAGTAGTTGGTCAGGTACAACCGCCGTTGTTATTGCATCTGCTGTAAAAGATATTAAAACAACAGGTGCAACTTCAGCAACTGGTGTTGTGTTGTTTGATTAACATCGATAGTATTATACTCCCAGTGTAATATCTGGGAGTGATAAATTTAATTAATATAAAAATATGATAAATGTAATTGGAATTATAGGTGCGAGTTACGGTGATGAAGGAAAGGGTTTGCTCACAGATTATTTTGCTTATCATCATGATGATTCTATAGTTTGCAGGTTTCAGGGGAGTGCTCAGGCTGGGCACACTGTAGTTACTCCTGATGGTAAAAGACATGTATTTTCTCATTTTGGTAGTGGAACGTTTAGTAATAGACCTACTTTATTAAGTGAATTCTTTGTATGTCATCCTTTAATTTTTAAAAGGGAACGTATGGAATTATTACTTAAATTAAATGACACAGAACCTCGTGTGTTTGTACATAAAAATTGTTTAGTAACCACTCCCATCGATATGATAATTAATCAAATCTTAGAAATACGAAGAGATAGAGATGGATCATGTCATGGAAGTGTAGGTTTAGGTTTTAATGAAACAATTGAACGAAATTTAATTGGTGATTTTAAACTAACTGTAGAGGATCTAAGACAAGGTAAAGAACATCTTAAAACAAAAATACATCATATTAGACATAATTGGTTGAATAATAGACTACTTTCCGCTAATTCATTTGATTTTACAATAGCAGAACAATATTTATTGTTTGAACCTTGTTCACGTGAACAAGAATTGTTAAATTGTTTACGAAGTGATCGTTTATGGTTTGATTTTCAACTCGCTATTGATTATTTTTTAGATCACATAATAGTTTTAGATAATTATAATTTTAACGATTATGGTACAATCATTTTCGAAGGTGCTCAAGGACTAATGCTCGATCAAGACTATGGGGTGTTTCCACATGTTACTCGATCAAATACCGGTGTTAAAAATATTATTAAAATATTGGATCATATTGATAATATTGAAACAATTAATGTTTATTATATAACAAGAGCTTATGTTACTCGACATGGACACGGTCCTATGTTTGGTGAACAAGAACTTCCATATGAAATAATTGACGAAACGAATAAACCTCATGAATTTCAAGGAACTATACGGTATGCACCATTATCTTTCAATCGATTATATGATGCAATATTTACTGATTATGATCAATTAGCTAATGCTAGTAAGGAATATTCTGATAAATCGATGTGTCGAGTCGCTATTACATGTTTAGATCAAATTAAAGATGTTGGATTATGTTACGATTACCTGAATGAGGATATTCCACCACACCTTGTAACAAAACGATCAGGAAATGAATTTATTGATATTTTACTTGATCATGCTAATATTGTTAGTTATGGTCCAACTCGTAAAGACGTAGTAATAAATAATCCGTTAATTTATGTCGATTAACTTAATAACATGAGCCATAATATATCAGTGTCATTAGAAGATGCTCAACACGCAATTAATAAAGCTGTAAAGATTGCTACTAGGGCTGCGATGTATGGACACCCAGTAGCGGTAATACGATGGATACCATCATTATCTGCATCTGATGATATAGGTGGTGTATTTGTTGTATATGATGAACTACCATTAACTCCATCTATGACTCCAAGTTGGGATAGGTAATTTAAAGAAACAAAATATGCAAAAACTACCAATATACAACCCTCAAAATCCCCCAACATTAATCAGTGCTATTCAAGCTTGTATGGGGTTAGCAAATAAAACATTAATTGTCACAGTAAAAGAAATAGCAACACATCTAGTTCATATTAAAGGTAGTGAACAAGAATATGATTTATGGTTAATGCAAGTTACGAATTTAAAATAATTATTAATTTAAGGACGAATAAATGAAATTTGAAGATATAAAATTCCCAGATGTTAAAAAAGTAGCGGTAAGTCTATCTGGTGGACTTGATAGTACAACGTTAACGTATTGTTTAGTTAAAAGATATGGTGCTGAAAACGTGCATGCATTATCATTTTATTATAAACAAAAACAATATATTGAATTAGAAAAAGCAAAATTAACAAGTGTTGGGTTAGGTATAATTCATAAAATAATTGATATATCATTTTTAGGAGATATAGCTTCGGGTATATCATCTAACATTCAAGGAAGTAATATTCAAACACCTACAATTCAAGATATACTTGGTGATCCTGCACCATCTACTCAAGTACCTAATAGAAATGCAATTTTAACATCTATATTAGTAGCATATGCTGAAGCACAAAACTGTAATGCTATTTTTTCAGCAATACAATCACACGATCTTTATTCCTACTTTGATACAACACCTGATTTTTGGCAATGTATACGTAATATGGCTATGTTAAATAGAAAGCATTTAATTTTAGTAGAAACCCCGTTTATGGATTTAAGTAAATCTGATGAAATAGAAATTGGAACAGAAATAGATGTTAATTATACAAACACATTAACATGTTATAACCCTAACGAAAATGGAATTAGTGATGGTACTTGTCCGAGTTGTGCTGAAAGAATAATAGCATTTGCAAAAAATGGAATTATTGATCCTGTAAAATATGCAAAAAATATACCTTGGAGTGATTTAATTAAACAGTACTCTTAAATGTGTTATATTAATTAATATTATTACTCCTAATGGGTTATATTAAAGTCTTTCAGTATATCAAAGACAATAATATTTATATATAATAATTTGGAGGTGTTTGATAATTGTAAGCAAAAACCTGGATAAATATAGTATTGACATTAAATGGAGTTAAACATATGAAACAAGATACAGGTATAATTGATATAAACTTATTTGAAGAAATTGGTAATATTGTAATGGAACCAATTGCTAGTGTTTGTAATATCGTAGATGCTGCGCTTAATGGTAAACTACCTGAAGATAAAGACATAACCACAATAGTTGGTGCTATTGCAACATTGTGGTTAATAACGAGAATATTTTAACTTGCAAATTATTGTAAAAGTTATTATAATGTATTGATTAAAAATTAATTATGCGAATTAAATAATACATTATATTAAACAAAACAATAGGTATTTGATGTGCAATTAAAAGATATTTTTTTAGATATTATCATTGGGACAACTTTGTTTGAAATGGCTCGTAGTAGAGCTGACGCAAAACAAGTGATAACAGCTCAATCACCACAAATATTTGAACATTTTGTTAAATTGTTTGTGTTTAATTTACCTGATGCGAGAGATCATTGGATTATAGAATTAAATGCATTTTTTAATATAATTAACCGAATATACCTCAAACCAAATAATAAAAAACCTGATAAAAATACAGTATATACATGGATGTTATTTGATTCGAGTCCACATTATGATATAAATTGGGTTAACGGTTACGTTCAAAATGCATTACAAGGTGAATATAAAGGTGTACAACTATATGATTATGATGCAGCAAATGTACTTAATAAAATTTTAAGTATTATAGATCGAATATTAATAGATATTGCACAACCTAATAAATTTATATCGGTTGAATATTATCTTTAATTTGAAATTATATTAAACTTATAACCAGTTTCTTTTCTTTTTTTAATTAATTAAAAACAATGACATACTATATTAAACAAAATAATACATATCGTGTTGGAAGTAATGATGCAATTGATATCAGTACTACATTGCCGCCGAATAACTATATTGTTCAACAAGATGCACATGAAAATTTTTTTTTAGAACATATTTCGGATTTTATATTACCTAAAAAAATCTATGGTAGTGTTAATAGACATACAAATCGAATTATAACGACATATAATGAAAGCAACAGCGTCTACTGGTGTTTTATTGATTGGGGAAAAAGGAGCTGGAAATACTATGTTGTCGAAGAACATATCTAGTAATCTTGCTAATAATGGAATACCTACTATTGTTATTAATGAACCGTGGCGTGGTGATAATTTTAATAAACTCATTCAATCTATTGAACAACCTTGTGTTATTTTATTTGATGAATTTGAAAAAGTATATAAAAAGGATGAACAAAAATCCATTTTAACATTATTAGATGGAGTATATCCTACTAAAAAATTATTTATTTTTACATCTAATGATGTTTATAATATAGATGATCATTTATTTAATAGACCTGGTCGTATATATTATAATATTCAATTTACTGGAATTGAAGACGAATTTATACGTGAATATTGTATGGATAATTTAATCGATACATCTTATATTGACCAAATTTGTAAAATATCTGTTTTGTTTGCAGCATTTAATTTTGATTTGTTACAAGCATTAGTTGAGGAAATGAATCGGTATAATGAGTCTCCACAAGATGCTCTAAAAATATTAAATGCAATCCCTGAAGATAATGAAAAAAATAAATTTAATGTTACGATAACTGTTAATGGAATTGAATATGCAGAAAATGTAATAGAAGATAGGGGTACATGGTATGGTAATCCGTTATCTCCAAAAGGGCTTTCAATTGGTTATAGAAAACCGAATGAAAATGATACCGATTGGGATTGGGAATACGTTACAATGAATTCTACAGATCTTAAAAATATTGATATTAATACTGGAGTATTTGTATTTGTAAATAAATTAGGTACTGTTATAACTTTAACTCGTGAACGTTTTAAAATATTTAGCTTTAATGGTTTTTAAAATTATGTGTAGTATTATTGGTAGTTTTTCTAGTGAAACATTTAAAGAGCTATTAGAGTTGAATAAAAGTCGTGGATCATTTAGTTATTCATTAACAGTACTCAACCCATTTACTAATAATGCTGTAACAACTAAAGGATTTGGTGATTTTGATTTGTCTTTATTAGATGATATAACACCAAATTCATATTTATTAGGACATTGTCAAGCACCCACAAACGGTTTACATAAACTAGTTGAAAGGATTCACCCATATGTAAATGCTGATGGTATAAAACTATTGCATAATGGTATCATTAAATCAAAAAATATGAAAATATTAAATGAGAAAATGGGTACTAATTATGAGTGGGACACACAAGCACTTGCTGAATATATAATACCTGATTTAATTCCCAGATTATCTGATATTGAAGGCTCATTTGCATGCGTGTTAGTGGAACCACATACGTTTGTTAAAGTTTTTAGAAATGCAATAGCACCTTTATTTACTGATGGTAAAGGAAACCTAAGCTCAACTAAATTTGAACCATCTGTTTCAATAAAAGAAAACACATTTTATGTGTTAAGTTTTGCAACAAAAAGCTTTATGCCTGTAGGTGAGTTCATTAATACTCATAATCCATACTATTTCTAAGGCTATAATATGACCGATGTTATTCAAGAAACAACTATTAATGATCATACAATAATAGAACACGCAGGTAGGTCTAACAATTTAGTATACGTTGATGATCATTTAGTTGTTACAAATTGGGATGACACCATATCGATATTAGAAGCTGGAGGAATTCCAGTGAATGAAGACCCTATTCAATCCATGAATCGGGTATTGGGAGCAAATGGTATTCGGTATTAGTGAGTAAATTATGGAGTAAAACATTTTATTGTATAAATATATTTTTTGTAAAATCATATAAGGAAATAATATGACAGTTTTTATACCAAACACAGATGTGTTAGATG